AGCAACTGACGAATGGGACAAGATAAGATACAGAATCATTATTAAAGATAACTATCAATGTACTAAGTGTGGTTCTACAGAAAACCTACACGTACATCACACTCACTACAATGGCATAGAAACTATGTCTTTTGAAGATGACCAGCTAATCACATTGTGTGAACCATGTCATCTTATAGAGCACAGGAGAACATCATGGAATTAATTATCACAGCATTTGCAGTCTTTCTAAACTTTGGCTTACTTAAGTGGAAGCTAGATGCAGAAAGATACTCAGATTTATTTATAGACCTAGTAGTTTTAGGCTCACTTACATACATGTTTGGTGGCACTATGGGAGGCATTGTCATAGGACTCGTAGCTGGTGCTATGATGTCAGTTTACTTACTCTTTTTTCCACCTAAATTCATGGCTAATTTAAGCTAAAAAAAGCTCTTGCTTTTTAGCTGCTTTTTTAGCTCTAAAATACACCCAAAAATACACCCAAAAATATAGCTAAAAAGCAACATCTTAAAAAGCTAAAATAAAACGTTTGAGTTTTTAGAAAACAACCAAATCTTCATACGAAACAATACATCAAAATAGGTCATTTTGAGTCTTTTTTACAGAAGTTTCAAAATTGCCTATAAAGCAATAAAATCAATCAAATAGCTATCTATAAATAGCTATAAAACAAAGGACAAATCATGAAGAAAATCTTATTAACATTAGCACTGCTTACAGCAGTTGCCAATGCAGGGGAGTGGATAAATGTGTGCACCGAAGACAACGAGTGTCATCAAGTCTATATCTACAGATAATCTCATTGTAACTAATCATGCTGCATTCAGATTTCTAACCAGAGTATTGGAATTACCGGTGGATGAACATTCCATATCACAAAGACAGATTAGAATGGTTCAAAATATAATCAGTAAAGATATTGATTCAATATTATTGAACCAAGGTATAAAGTATTGGATTAAACTTCCAAGCTTTGATGATTTCTATGCATGTTTATACAAAAATAGAATCATAACAATAGTAAAAAGAGAGAAACAAACAAATGATTGAGCAACGAGTATCAGTAGACAGCCTCAAATGAGTGGAGAAAAACAACATATATTCTTATCATGGGTCATGTTAAGAAACAAGAAGATGAGCGTAGGTAAAGCATCTATGTTGCTCAATAGATGGATTAACATCTGTAGAGTTCACAAACTAGCAAACAAAATGAATCAAGGAAAACAAAATGACTAAAGTACTAGAACACTTAATAGCAGGCGGAACAGTTGTACGTGGAGATGGAACCATCCTAACACTATCATCTTATGAGTTACTACCAATAGACCAGAACAAAGATGCTGAGTCATTCACACCTAAGCAATTAGAATCACTTGAGATTTACTATAATGCAGAACAACTACGTATCATAGAGCTTGAAGCTATTGTAGCAAGACAGTCAAGTGAAATCAATAAGTTGGTTCTAAAGAACAAAAAGAATAGAGCAGAGTATAAGCGAATGACAGATGCAGAAAAGATTGAAGCTAAGACCTCTGTCCTGCTCGTGAAGGACAAATCTCGTAAAGAGATATGCAGTATGCTTATGAGCACTTATCCTATCTCTCAGAGCCAAGCATACAAACTTGTAGGCGAAGCGTTAAGTAGTACCACTACATAGAACCAGTCTATCTATTCGCATTCAGAAATGATGTAAGTCGATAATTAAAAAGTACTGCCACAACGTCCTGAGATAAGATGCAGAGATAAGTGCGCGTACGAATAGTAAGCTAATACGTCCTGCAAGATTAACATGCTTACTATGTATCAGTGCCTTTGGCACTGATGCTCCCAAAAAAAATAAAAAAAAAGAAACAGTATATATATACAGTTATTTTTTACATGTGCTGTACAGCCCTATATTTAGGGGTTTGAGCACATATCAAAAGTAACTCAAAGTTACTCCAAATGTACTTTCAGGTATAATTTCGTTACTTTAAAAAAAGGAGAAAAAATGCCTCAAGACATGAAGAACCTAGTCAAAGAGTACTTAGATGAAGAGCGTTATCAACAATCAACACCCTATGTATCATCATCACACAACTTCAAGATAAACATGAAAGATATGTTTCATCAGATATCTATGTGTGTTAGTGGAAACAAACAGTTCTCTATTTTGTATAAGATGCTACTTGATGTGAACCAATACAATATGGTCATCATTAATAGTGCATATATAAAAAGAGTTGGTTCTATCCATAACAAGACGTACTACGACTTTATTAACAGAATAGAGGCTACGACATTACTAAAAAGAATAGATGGCTTCAAAGGGCAGAGAGGTACGATTAAATACATGATTAATCCATATATCATATATAACTTCAGAAAATGTAAATCAAACAAACAGTTCATGGAAAATTGCGACCTATGGAACAGTATAACAAAGGAACCAAAATGACACATATATCGGTTAACAGAGTGTGGACAAGCGAAGAAACAGCTTCTAAGCTAACAGAGCATAAATCAAATTCACAAGAGTACAAACATATTACAGACTTGCACATGATTATACTAGGCATATCTTACCTAGCATTCTTAACATGGGTATTCACACGATGATTAATACTATAGAGATGTCAATATATGACACATTGGTTCATATGAACCAAGTATGGATACCAGTAGATAAGAAGCTAATCAAAATAACTAGATTCAAAGACGATAAATATATGACTACAAATTATAGATATAGACATGGAGTCTATACTACATTTTGCTCTGAACTATACTTTGGTTCTGCTATAGAGCTAATACAAAAGATACTAAAGGATACTGATGTACAAAATTAAAATAAACAAATCAAATGGTCAAGCTACTATTATCAAAGGTGGTTTGCATGTAGAGATTTCAGAAGAGATAGCGGATAACCATACTCATCTAAATCTAGCCAAAATATCATCAAATAAAAATGAAGAGATTTATTCAGGCTTAGATGTAGAACTAGAGCCATTGTGGAAAGAAGTTACCAAAGAAGACATTCTGATAGCAGAGGAGAAAGTCAATGAATAAGCATGGATTTGAAGTAGAAGGTGATACACCAGACTACATGCTAATGGCTGTAGACGAACACGTAGTAGCTAAAGCTATGAATACTATGATATACGCTGAATATATGAAATACAAGCTCGAGTGTATGAAAGAAGCTCTTCGTAAACGTACTATGTGCACAACACATAGTGGCGAACATAATGCACGTATTAACTTCACTCGCAAGGCTATCGCTCTAACTAAATCTAAAATCAAATCAGCTAGCTATGCTGATATTAAAAGTTTCACTAAGAACGAACAAATCATTGTACCAGTTACTGAGTTTGACATAGAGGAATTCAAAAGCCTTGTCAATAGAGAACCGGGATATCAAACTATAGAATGGACATTCGTATCTAACAATGGTTCTATAGTAGAAATTATATTTACAACAGAAAGCGAGGAAGCACATGGTTAATCATAACGAAGCATATAGAACAGCAATAGAACAGGTTTTAGAACCAAATAGAGGTGATGGTGGTTTTGTAAACTACTATGCTATTCCAGAGGGAGCTACAGAGCTTGACCATCTCATTAAACACAAGAAGATGACTCATGGTATTGGTGAAATATTCTGTGCTGTATATCGTCTTAATGACACAGGTGAGTACGAACGTAATCTTGGTAAAATCAAAAGATACATCGACTTAGAACTAGAGTGGCTAGAAAAACAAAAAGGAAAATAAAATGAATATAGAAGACTTAACAATAGGCGAAATCAGACAAATAAAGGCAATGTTTGCAGCACCATCTGCTTCAGCAGAAAAGAACCAAGCAGGTTTAACCAACGGTATATTAGGAAAGAAATGTATTATCAGAACATATAGTGCAGGTGTTTGGTTCGGAGAAGTAGTTGAAAAATCATCAACTGAGTGTATCATCAAAAATGCAAGACGTATGTACTACTGGAACAACATCAAAGGTATCTCACTAAGTGAAACATCACTATATGGATTGAAAGATGACTCAAAAATTCAAGCTCCTGTAGACAAAGTATTGCTTCAGCAAATCGAACTTATACCATGTACTGACACAGCAATAGAATCAATAGAGTCTAAACCAAACTACTCATGTTAAATACTAAAGACTCAGCCAAAAATGGACGTGGAGATGGACATGGACGTGGAGATGGACATGGAGATGGACGTGGTTATGGAGATGGAAGTGGATATGGCTATGGAAGTGGACATGGACGTGGACATGGAGATGGAGATGGAAGTGGATATGGACGTGGAGGTGGAAGCGGATGTGGAGCTGGTTATGGAAGTGGAGCTGGAGCTGGAAGCGGACATGGATAATGTTAAATACTAAAGACTCAACCAAAAATGGAGATGGACATGGACATGGATATGGAAGTGGAAGTGGTTATGGTTATGCAGATGGAGCTGGAAGTGGAAGTGGATATGGAGATGGACATGGATATGGACGTGGAAATGGACATGGATATGGAAATGGAGATGGATATGGACATGGATATGGAGCTGGACATGGACATGGAAGTGGAGACGGAGCTGGAGACGGAGCTGGACATGGAGATGGATAATGTTAAACACTAAAGACTCAGCCAAAAGTGGAAGTGGACATGGACATGGAAGTAGAAGTGGATATGAGAATGGAAGTGGTTATGGCTATGGAGACGGAAGTGGATATGGACATGGAAGCGGAAGTGGAGACGGAGCTGGACATGGACATGGAAGCGGAGCTGGAGACGGAGACGGAGATGGAAGTGGAAGTGGAGTTGTAAGTGGAGCTGGACGTGGAAATGGAAGTGGATATGGATAATGTTAAACACTAAAGACTCAGACAAAACTAAAAATGGACATGGTTATGGACATGGCTATGGAAGCGGATATGGAGATGGATATGGAGATGGACGTGGACGTGGACGTGGATATGGACATGGAAGCGGAAACGGACATGGTTATGGAGACGGAAGTGGAAGTGGATATGAGAATGGAAGTGGAGATGGAAGCGGAGCTGGTTATGGAAGTGGAGATGGAAGTGGACATGGACATGGAGATGGAGATGGAGATGGATAAACTAACTATAGAATGTGAAGGTATAGATGATATATCCTCACGATACAACGAACAACACATGCAGGTTACTATGAGTAATGTAGACCCACAGTTCATAGCCGACCTAGATGAAGCTGATGTGGTTCAGTACATAGAGAACCACTTACTACTTAAAGCTATTGGCGTAGAAGAAGTAGCTAAATGGCTAAAGGAAATTAGTTATGAGTAACAAGCAAAATGATAGAAGTTGGCAACTATGGTCTGATGAAGAAGATGAGAAGGTAGCCTACATGCTATCTCATGGTTACACAGTAAAAGAGGTAGCTGTAGACATTGGTAGAACCAGTCAAGCTATCTACAATAGAATAAACTCGCTAAAGGACAAATGATGAAGTATCCGGTAGTGTGTCCAATGTGTGACACTACAAGAGAAGTTGATTCCTCTACATTCTGTAGGATGGATAAAGTAGATGGCTCAATTGTACGTCAAGGACGATGTACAGATTGCTATAACAAAAACAGAAAAGATAAAAAACAAGGAAAGAAAACATATAAATTATATTGTCCCAAGTGTGATGAAAGTAGAGAGATAAGTAGAAGTTCATTCTACTCAGTACCAACCACAACTAACTCAGATGGTTCCAGAACCAAGTTATGTGTCAAGCATTGTAAGGTATATGAAACAGAAGATAGAACATGTGAACAGTGTGGAAAGACTGAAGAAGTATACACTAAAGCTAAGAAATCTAATCTATGTAAAGCATGTATAAAAAAAGATTCAAACAAAAGATATAGAGCTAGAACTGTAAAGCCTATTGTAAAGAAAGATAAAAAACCTAAAGAGAACAAATGGTATCCATTAGACTGTAGTAGATGTGGTCAAATAAAGCGTTACAAGGTCAAAGAAGATGCAGACCATGATATGTGTAAGAAATGTAGAGTAGCAATATCAACTCGCTGTAAAGGTACGTCAGCATCTAAACTAAAGAAAGGATATCAACCTATCTCAAAAAAACCTGATGCTAAACCTAAACGTAAAAAAATATCTTCACAAGAGAGAGTATTTCAGAAGTTGGTTCAAGAGTTTGATACTAAACCTAAACCACCTAAAGATATGGAAACTAGACCATTCACAACTGAAGAACAATCCATGATAGATGAGTTCTTATCTAAAAGGAAAAACTAAATGATTAGCTTAATATTGTTAAAAGAAATTTCAAACACAAGCAATAAGGCAATAGCTAAAAAATGTAAAAAATGGATAAAGAAAAACAATGGTATTTTACACATAGAAACCATTGGCACTAATTTGTACAATGTATCATTAGCAATATCAACAGAGACTAGATGGTACAGCTATAAGATACCGTATGTTAAATCTAAAAAAATAGGAATCATATTAGCCTGTCAGTATATTGCTGAACAAAAAGATTTAATGGAAAGGAATAAAAGTGCCTAGTAGTTATAAAGCAAGACGTAACAGAGCTGATAAACAAGAACCAACTCAACGTAATGAGAAGAGACCTAACTTCAGAAAACTGAAGAAACAACTAAAGGATAAATAGATGGACTTACATTATGGCAACTGGAAAGAATCTAATGTGTGCAAAAATTGTAATCAAGAATTAATATGGCTAGATAGTTGCAAGGTATGCAAATACTGTGGATACTCAAGTACATATATATTTAAAACTGTGGCTGCGAGAAAAATCTATACTAAACATAAATTTCTAGGTATTTTCCCATACAAAATATATACATATACAGAAACTAAAGGACAAGTAGATGAAAACTGAAGAACTAAAATGCCCTTATTGCGGTAGTGAAGTAGATTGGGAAGAAAAAGGTGAAATGTTATTTAAATTTCATAAAAACAATAAAGATGAATGTGACAACTATCTAACTTGCTGTGAGTGTGATGAAGATTTTCATGTATGCATACAAGTGAAATATTATTATAGTACATACAAAACACAATCTGTAAAAAAGATAAAATAGCAAATTGGTAAACTAAACGATAAAGGATAAATAGATGAAAACAATTACAATAGATGGAACTGAATACGACTTGGTTCCAAAAGATGAAGCTTTAGTGTCTGATTGGAGGTTGCCTACGACAGAAGAGTTGCTTACATTAGTTAAGTATGAAAAGTATAACCCTGCTAGTGACTTAGCTGATACGGCTTCTAGCTACTATTGGAGTTCTACTACCTATGTTCACGATGAAGACTATGCGTTCAGCGTCCATTTCTACATCGGCAATTCGTACAACAACTATAAGTCTGTTGCTTACTATGTTCGTTGTGTAAAAGATGGTAAACATGGTCTTGAATGGAGTGCTAGTAGTAATACGGAGATGGATTGGCACCAAGCTATCGAGTATGCTAAGAACTTAGAAGCACCCGTATATTACAAGGAACCAAGATGACTGATGATATAAAACAGTGGTTGATTACCATAGCTGTATACCTGCTAGTTATGGGTACTATCATAACAGCATTGGTTCTAGTAGACTTACAGACAATAGGAAAATAGTATGACATTGTTAGACTGTGTCTGGGTATGGTTAATCATCATAGTTATTACAGTGGTTGGTTTTACTTCACATATTGTTTACAGTGATTTAAGTAACCAATCAAAAGAACCAATAGCTATAGTTGTAGAAGCACAAGAACCAATGATATGTTCTACCTCAGAGCATACTGAACGTCAATACTTAACCTCATATGAAATCAAAGCTAATGATGTAGTTGACTTGGTTCACGGAGGAGTCTACTATGTAGGCAATTGTTCAGGAGAACATAATGAATTATAAAGGAAATATAAATGATAAGCAGAGAACTATTAAGTGAAGTGTTAAGCATTAGTCTAAATGAAAATATCCGTAACCCTATACATTTAGATGTTTACCATAGCAACCAATTAAATTATTGTCTAACAGATGGGTGGAGCAATATCAATATCTATGAGCTAGCACATGAGTGTAAAGTTTGGGCGGTAAAGAAAGGTTTTGTTTTAAAAAGTCATATTTCATCAAATCAGTGTTTTTGTGCAATTGAATCATGTTCCACTGAAGAAATAATAGATTGTACATTCGAAAAGTTCGAATGGTTAGCTATCTTTAAAGCTTGTCAATGGATATTAGAAAAAGGAAGAACAAATGAAATTTAACACCCAAGAAGAATTAGCTGAACGCTTAAGAGCTGGTGAGAAGTGGAAACCCGTTGAGTATGTCCACTGGTGCTATTATAGTAAGGACGAAATGAACTCTTATAGAACTGGTGAATCAGCAATGAACCGAATTTGGAACCTCTGTGATGGTGAGACAGAATGGGGACAAGAGATTGAAGTTATAGAACCCTCAGGTGGTGATTGGTGTATTAGTGGTGCAGGAGACACAGGAAAAGGCGGTTCAGACAATTATTATAGAAACTTCGGGACAGAATTTAAAACAGAACAACAAGCAAAACAAGCATCTAATGAAATGTGTAAGCTTAACAGACTACGTAAGTTCATTTGGGATACTCAAGAAGAATTAGAGCCTGACTGGATAGCTGACTGGAGTGATTGTGACCAAGAGAAATATGTTGTAGTTCATGATTCTACTAATTCATGGTGGGTAAGTGTGCCTTATTGGCAAATTAACCTCTTAACACCCGTAGGCTCAGAGAAAGTAATCGAGCATGTAATTAAATGTCTTAACAACGGCACAATGGTTCTCTAGAACCAACATATGCAAAGGAAATTAGATGACATACACACAGAACGATAAGTTATTGTTTACGATGTACTTAGTTTTATTTGAAACAAAACAAAGAACCAAGACAGTTGAGAAGCTAACTAAACTAATTGGTTCATACTTTCATAAACCGGGTACATATCCTAAAGTCTATACAGTAGGTTTATCCAGAAATGGTAACCATATGAAACGTAGAGATATAGTTGACAAGCCTGAGTATGCAGAAATGAAGACTGAAGTAGCTTCTATGTGGCGTAAACATACAAGTAAGCCATTATCATTAGGAGCATTACTTATTGCACTAGAGAGCTATGCAGATGGCAGAAGAACATACTCTCAGAAGCTTATGGAGAAAGCACATACTTCATACTATTTTAACATAGAGAAAAAGGCTCCTGAAGAACGAGCACTTCTAGAGGCTGAGTCTGAAAAAGCAGCAGATGCACTATTACTTGAATTAGGCTATACGCTTAGAACCGAGCTAGGTCTACGTAAAAAGATAGTTGAACAAAATAGAATATTAGAAGGAAACTAATGGAAACAACACAAATAGGAGATATAGGAAACTACTATGGCGGACTACATGTATTCAAAAAAGATAGTAAATATTATTGGTTCATAAAAGATTGGAATGATAACTATATAGAGGAAATAAGTGAAGAGCTATATGAATTACTGATAAAGGAAAATAAATGATAACCTCACCAGAACACGAGAATTATATCAACTGGGCTATGAAAAAACTAGATATAACAATAAAGAAAGTACACAATGGTATTACTATGGAGAATCTATTTATATACAAAGGTAATGGATACAGCTTACTTGATGACCAACTAATTGATTGTCTTAAAGAGCTTATAGCAGAGAAAGAAGCTGAGTATGTACCTAGCAAGGTAGAGAGAAAAGCTTTCTGTGAAGCACTAAAAGATTTAGTGGAAGAGTATAAGGATGAGCTACTATGAAAGATGCAAACGAAGCATCATTGGATGCCTATATGGACTCCATAGAGAAAGCTGAAAAGATTACAGAGTATATCTTAGAGAGATGTACCAAACAGTTTGAAGATATAGACAAAGCGCTAGCAGAGATACAGTCAGTCATAGATGAATATGATATAGATACAAATGCAGATATGTTCGTAAAGGAACATCTGTAATAACTAAAAATAAAAGGATTGAAATGAAAAAATTAACATGTAAAGTAGTAGGAAATAACGAGCTAAGAGTCAATAACCCACAGTCAGCAGACCCATTGAATAAGTATGCTAAGAAGTTCAAAGAACTAAATGCTAATAGAAGAAAGACTGATTCAGATATTGAAAACATGCGTAATATGGAGATAGAGGCTAAATTGTATTTCAATGATGAGCTTGGTATTTATGTTCCAACTACTTGGGTAATGGCTAGTTTAGCAGCAGAGAGCTTCAAGCAGTGTAAAATATCTAAAGCAAATGCTAGAGGTGCAATATTCTTCAATAACACAAAAATCAAACTGTATTATGAAAAAATCAAAACAGTTAAAAAGATAGAGGATATTGTATTAGACCCATTCTTCAGAACCACAGAGCTACTCAAACAAGGTCAAGTTAAGATAGCTAAAGGTATTCCAACTTTTACCAATTGGTACTTTCACGTAGAGCTAGAGTTTGATGAAGAAGTAATTACATCAAATCAAATAGAGCTTATATTAAATCAGGCTGTTGCACGCAATGGATTTGGTGATTTTAGACCTACTTATGGTAGAGGTACTGTGGAAGATTTAGTTATCGAAGATATTTAATAGCTGGTATTCATAGATGTAAATCCAGTTATTGAAGCGAACTGAAGTGAAAAGAACCGAATCGAACTGAAGGGAAAAGAAGTGAAGGGAAATGAACTGCCTATCTTAGATAGTTAGAACCAAACTTTATGTTGGTTCTAAGGTGTCTACGATGCTAAGCGAAGCGAATTGAAATGAAGTGAAGTGAAATGAAACGAAATGAACTGAATCGAACTGAACTGAACTGCTAGAGCATATGTAAGTATGTTCTTTGGAGTTTAACTCTAAATGAATTGAAAAGAAATGAAGTGAAAAGAACTGAAAAGAAGGGAAAAGAAGAGAAGCGAAGAGAACTGAACTGTTAGGATGCCTCTAGGGGTGTCTTATACAGTCCATGAGACTTAAAGCAAAAGGAACAATATGAACGTAGCAGAAGTATTAAAAGCTATTACAGATAACAATTTAGATTATGGCTCTGTATGGAGTGAAGAAAGACTAGTAGAAGTATTTAGCATTGATTTACCTGACCTTAGTGGTAATGCTCAAAGCATTATTAAAAATGCTAAGAAGTTTGAACTAGCAAAAGTAAATGCTTATCTCATGGTTAATGAGCAATTGTTAAATCATGGTATGTGTTTCATTCAAGACAAAGACAATTATAGAGTACCTCTTATTAGCGAAATGACATCTTGTATAGATAAGTATTACAATAGCTCTACTCGCAAATTTAAGAGAGCTGAAAAGCTTAGAAGAAGTTTTAGTGGTAAATATCCAGTATTAGCCAAAGAGGTTAATGACAAGGCTAACAAAGAACATATTATTCAATTATCTCAAAGTAAACAATATAAGCCAATGGCTTAGAACCACTAACAAATAGGCATTCAGTTTCAATTTTCCCCCTTTTGACTAATTGATGTAAGCCCTACAAATACACTTTGTACAAAGCGTAAAATCAAACTAAACGGAGTAAACATGGCAGATTCATTGCAAGACATCATAGCTAAGAAGCTTAAAGATAAAGCATCTACAACAGGAGGTACAGCACCAGTAGCTACTACTGTAAGTACAACATCGTTAAAGAAAAGCTCGGATTCGGGCGACAATTCGGACCGACTAGACTGCTAATTTACACAGAACCACTAAGTGGTTCTGCACTGAGTTAACAACAAAAAAAGGACTAAAATGCAAATAACAATTGACTTAAAAAATATATATAGAGAACAGATGGAGGTACGATATGCATTACCTGCATTATCTTACATGAGAGGTTCTAATGCAGTAGTAGATAGTTTCTACCCAACACTACTAGTAAATGGACTTGATAACAAGGAAGCAATTAGCTCATCTACTGCATGTGCCATTTCTCCTGTTGTAGCAAAGGAGCTAAACGTACCGCAGATTCATATATCTGAACTATGCTCACTGCTTCACTACAAAAAAAAGGATATTAAAAAAATCCTAACTGAAGTTAAATCGAAAAAGAAAAAAATACATATGCTTGGCATGGGTGGAACTGGTTCAAACTTCGTATATTTCGTTGAAGAATTGTGTAGATGGACAAACACGATAAATATATTTAATGAAATTTTCATATCAGACAACGATACTTTTGACATTACAAATATCCCCAGAATTCCATTCAATATGTATGGCTCAACTTCTACTTCAAAATCAGCAGTAGCATTAGATAACATTAAACTTATATCTAGAAATATACATTGCAAAACTTCAAAAATGTATATTTCAAACTTTATAAGTGCAGAAAAAGACACAATCTTCTATGGAGCACCAGATATTGAAACCAGAGAGATTATCTTCGACTATAATGCAGATGAAACAAATATTGATAAAATCAATTTTGTATCTGCTACTCATGGTGGTGACAAATTTCTGTTACAAACCATACCTGAGCAGAATGAATCTCTACAAGTTGAATCATATGGACTGATTGATTTAAGTATATTCTTTATGAACCAATTAAAGATGTCAATATCATTCTTAGAAGAAATCACTAAAGATACAGATTTCTCTATTACCGCTGAACTGAAAGAGTATTCATTCAGAGATGAAATAGATAACAAGACATTTGGTTCTACATCTAAAGTACTTAACTTTCTATCACCCAAGCAAGAGCTTGTAGTACGAACAACTGAGGAACAAACAGTTCCTGATGAAACTGAACCAGTTAGCGAAGCCACAGCAGAAGAACCATTACCTGAACTAGAAATATCATAACAAGGAGAAACAAAAATGTCATTATTCAACAACGCAATACTAAATAGACAAACATCATTTCAAAAAATTGCTTCAGAATTCAAAGCTGATGCAATTGCAGATATTGAAAAAAATGTAAAAGAAATGGTTTCAGTACACAAAGACACAAACGATTCAATAGTAGATAGGTCGCATATAGCCAGCGAAAAAGATAGACTTATCTTTGAAGTGTCTCATTCAAAACTATTAGACGATATAGTTGAAGCAAACCATGTTCAACGCATCCCCAAACCATTTGGTTCACTGTATAACGAAGTAACATCAAACAAATCATTGGTATACATAAAAGGGAAGATGCCATTATCTGAAATAATAGAAATGGCTAACAGTCTGTATGAAACACTTCCTGATACATTCTACGGAGTATTAGTTAAGCATGGAAAACATAAATTCTACAATCCTCTTCACCCACTAATAGCCAATGCTATGGTAGAGGGAGGTGAAGATATGAATCTAGAACATGAAGCAGTATTCTTTACATCATCAAAAACTCAAAAATCAGACAAAGATATTATAAATGAAGAAAAAGAGAACATAGTAAATATCATTACTTCTATGAGTATACCTACTAGCAATCAAATTCATAAAGTTACAAACATTAGTACTAGACTCAACGATTCATTAATGATAGTTGATTTTGATGCATATGACAAAAAAGGAAATTTAGTTGTAAAGGAGAATGATGCTAAATTTATAGTTCCAAATCAAATTATAAATAGTACCATTATTGCTCCGTACTACGGTATATCATGTATAAACAGAACAGGTACTACACTGACTGGAGCTGCTTTAACAAAAGATATGCGTAGTGCAAACATATCTTCTAGTCATATGTGGAGTGCTGTTTGTACTGGCGGTAAAGGACATGATAAGTCTGGAATCAGAACACTATCACATTCCAATCATAAAAGCCCAATGTCAAACACTGTACTAACTGAAAACACATGGAACTTAGTTAGAGCATCTATAGAGACATCTTTGATGATATATGGATACACGTATGAACTAAATATAAAAGAGCCAATTAAGCGTATTGCCTTCGATGAGTGGAAAGCATTATCTGAAGATAATATAGAAATAGTAGACTACATGAATATGTTGTCTGAAATAAAATCACAGGAGATATCATGATAGGATTCAACAAGTCAAAAGAAGAAAACAAGTTGTCAATCAAAAGAGGAAAAGCGAGTAGCTATTATTCACTATTCCTTCATACCAATAAAGCACTAGAGGAATACAGAACCAACAGTGGGATGTCTCCTCAATACTCTTCCGAGTATCAGCATCATTACTGGTTCACCACCTTTCGTATGCAGGTAGAGTCAGAGATTCTTGATATTCATGTGCCAATCGTTATGTATAATTACCCACAGACTACTACATCTGCATCTGTAAACTTCCATCTTGAACAAGTTGAAGAGAAGTCTGACAAATTATTATCACTAGCAGAAGAGAAAACAAAAGAGTTGTTATCATCATCTTTTGGTGAAACCATCACTGGTCTACTTCCAGTAGATATCAAGCTTGTCCCACTGGGAACTCTCCACACTCATCCGGGCAAACTAGACTCATTCTCTGGAACAGACTATGGGGATAACCCTGAAAACCCCGGAATCGTGCATCCTATATCAACTATATCAGAAAAGAATACTCCATCGGTATCATCAATAGTCTGTCATTCTAAAGGCATAGCTAAGTTGGTTCATACAGAGTCTTGCCTAGTAAACATAAATGATAATGTCATTACCTATTCAAAAGGCAAGACAGCATCTTATGTCAGAAGCGGAACTGGAAAAGAACCAAGCCCTATTCAATCTATGTTCTTTGAGCAAGAAAAACTACCATCATATGAAGTAGATAGTGGAATCTCGTACTTAGAGAACGAAATAATCAAACCTGTCATTGATGAATGGGAAGCATCTAAATTTGAAATTGATACTAGCAACATCTTAAAGGATAACGTAAACCCTGCTAAAAAATCAGTAAAAAAAGATTTTAATACTAAATCTAAATTCAATCTAATTGATTCAGCTGAACCAATCTTTATCCTTGGTAACATATTTTATAAAGACGAAACATATACTGAAGATGACATAGATTATATGAGAGATGAGCTATCTGAACTAAATATATTCGATGTAAAAAGATTATCACTTATGCCTAGCAAGTCAGTAGTAAAAATATATGTTGATGAAGGATTCGGAGATACTATAAAACGGAGATACAAATGTTAAATGAATTAATCATTGAAGATGCTAAAAACAGTCGTGATGATAAAAAACAACTAACCTTGCCTTTATCATTTATAAGCGAAGAGATTATGTTTAATTACATAAATCTAGTCTACAACACTGATGAAGAAGATACTAATGACAACATCCTTGTATCAAACTATTTAAATTTAGATGTACAAAAATGTAAAAATCTTTTACTTGCAAAAGCGGATAATCCGACAATTCTAATTAGTTATCAAATAATTAATGACATACCAATTGAAATTGATATGTCATCTATAGTCTTTGATGGAGAGAACATTCACTTAGTGAAAAAAGCGAGGTTCAATTCTATTCAACATATCGAAGAAGATATGACACATAGATATTGGAATGAAGCAATTTTAGCATTAGTAATTTTAGAAAAATTGAACTATTCAGTAAATAGATTGATGATTCATGTCATTGTATCAAATCAATCAGCAGGAGATGAAAAAATTCACACCATCTCTAAAAATAAACATCATTTTACATATGAACATACAGAAGTTGGAAAATTAGCTGAAGAGAAAATAAAACGTTTATGGGAACAAATACAAACTGGCATAGAACCATCTGTCTGTACTGACACTTGGAATAACAAAAAATGCGAAACATATTGCCAATACGCAAGTCATAGACTTGGATTATGCTCAAAAGGATTAAACAATGAAAGCAGTGATAACCAACCACCATTCTGATGACAAAACATTCAGTATGAACGGAATTGAAAGAAGTTTTGACGAGGAGATAGAACTAACCGAACAAGAGTACATAGTTCTTGAACCAATGCTGGATGAAAGCAATAACAAGAAATTTACAATAGTAAAAAAAGAGATTGAACTAGTTCAATCAGGTTCAGTAGAATTATCAATAGATTATGTTTCAGATATAGTCATTAAAGAAATTGAACTATTTGATAGCATTAATAAATCACCTAACCACAGTGAAGAAGCAATCATAGCTATCTATACAAGAGTTAGTAAAATTATAAACGAAAGAACATGGTCATGAATCCAGTAGAAAGAAGCATAGCATCCAGAGATGGATGGGTAGAACCAAAGAAGAAGAAACAGTCTGCTGTAAAGCTTGGAGCTAAACATGCCGCTAGAGTAGCAACTACTAGAGCAGTCAAATCATCACTAGGTAATGGACTAACTGGTTCTATCGCTGCACTTATAGCAAGAAACTTTATCAACAAAAACACATAACATAGTGGCATCAAATACAATCGGGGTATACGTGTAAGTCCACTTTTAGCCATAAGCTTATCGCTCGAAAGAGTTAAACTACACGAAATTATAAAGGACATAAAAATATGTTAGAAATTGGAAATACAGCAGGCGTGCTTAAAGACGCAAATGTAGAAGCAACAAAGGCTTCAGCATCAATCGTTGCCGGTAATATCATCGGTAATAACATCATTAAATTCGTTAAACCTCAGTTAGAAAAAACTGGTATTGCTGGAACTATCGCAGCTAAATATATTGACCAACCACTTGGTAAAGCATTGTTACAAAATGCAGTAGCTGGTGTACTTATCCATACTATGCACGATAACGACAAAGCTATGCTTGTAGCTAACGCATTAATCTCATCTGCTAACCTTGAGTTGGTTCAATCATTCAACATTGAAGAAATGTTTGACAACCTTACTAGTGGTGTAAACTTAGAACTTTTAAGTGGTGACACAGAAGGTCAAGAGAAGTAATGCCTGATAAAGTCCTAATGATGGCAGAACATTCTTCTGTCTATCACGGGAACAAAGAACCAAAGCATATATCTGGTTCTCAGTTTGGCTCATCAATGCTACAGCTATGGCTTGCCAATAAATATGGCAAAGACATTAAACCATTCAGAGTAGGACAGAATACCATTGGTTCTATCTTTCATCTTGGCATGGAGACTGCTGCTAAACAACTATTCGGAGAAGAGGTTCTAACTGAACATGCTGTATCCAGAGTACTTCCAAATGGATGGACTATCACTGGAACCATTGACCTTGTAGATAGAGAAGAAAAAGAAATCGTAGACTACAAGACTGGCAAGATGTATTCACTGAAAGTACAGAAACAAGAACCTCGTCATGGTTATAACTTACAGCTAAACGCATATAAGTGGGCAGCAAAATTACCAGACTACAGAATGTACGATGCATTCTTTATGAAAGACAACAAAGAAATCATTGGCGAGAAAGCATATATCAAACATGAAGTCAAAGATATACCTACTTTCGTAACAGAAGCAGTTGACTTCACGAACGAGTTGCAGGACTGGATTGAGCGAGACGAAGCTCCACCAAAGTGTGATACTTGGATGAGAATGGACGACACTAAAGCTAAAGGCGGAAAATTAGTTCCTTCAAGATGTTTACTATATTGTGATGTTGCACAATCATGTCCACACCTAGAACCATATATAGTTCAGCAGTTTCAAGCAAAATGCTTAACAAATGGATGAGATAGATTCAATCACACTAGACAAAACCAATCTTTTTAGACAAAAGATTATACTTAGACGTAAAGATGGTTCTGTCATACAAATACGTAATGCTACACCTGATGTGGCAGAAAAAGAATTCTATGCAGTTTTATCTGCATGGAACCAATATAAAGAGGCTAATAAATGAAACTATACGACCACCAAGATGAAGCCGTTTCATCAATACTATATTGCTTAGAGATGGAAGGCATGAACACAGTAGCATTAGATGCACCAACTTCATTCGGTAAATCACTGGTTCTATCAGAAGTAGCTGCACAGCTAACTGGAAAAGTAATCATACTTGTTAACATTTCTGCATTGATTGACCAAATCGCAGAACACTTGGTTGAGATTGGAGCAGAGTTCTCCATCCTTAAAGCTGGATACGAAGACCAATTTGACCCAAGTAAAAAGATTCAATTAGTTATGAGTCAAACATTTTTCGCAAGATATGAAAAGATAGACCTAGGAGACATCTCATGGGTTTTACAAGACGAAGGTCATAGAGAAACATGGTCAGATAGAACCAAACATCTTCTTGACGTAGTTAAACCAGATGGTAGACTTCTCGTTAGTGGTACACCATTCGATTCTAAAGGTTACGCACTCAAAGATGTAGACGAAACTATTCAGACTATTACTATACCAGAACTACAAGAGCAAGGATATGTGTCTCCTGTTGAATATTTCGTTCCAAAGTGGTCAGAGCAAATAGACTACTCATCACTCAGAATGTCTGGAGAAGACTATTCTGGAACTGCAATTGATGAACTTATAAACACTGATTCATATGCAGACATGGCAGTTCAGTCTATGAACAAGATGGATGGGAAAAGCAAAAAGACATTAGTATTTGCAAACTCAATTGAACATGCAAATACATTGGCAGAAGCATTGAACCAAGATGGTTATTCAGCATATAGTTATCATAGTGAAAACGACCCTAAAGAAGCCGCTGAAGCAATGGAATCATTTAAGACAGGTGAATCATCATCTGCATCACTATTTGGCTCATCTAGCGTAGTTAAATGTGTTGTGGCAGTATCGAAGATATCAATTGGATTCTCAGTTAAAGACATCACACTATTGGTTCTATGTAGACCAACTAAAGTACTTAGTCTATATCGACAGATAGTAGGACGTGGAATTCGTACTCATCCAAACAAAACAAGTTGTGAACTACTAGACTTAGCATCCTGTGTATCAACACATGGGTTCCACGATGAACCATATGAGCCTCCTGTCTACGGCAACAAAGAAGAACTGACTAGTGCTAAAGAATCATTGCAAGCAGAAGCTATTGAGTACATAGCAGGAGATGAACCAACTAAGATTACACGAAAAATGATAGTCGACAAAGTTGATGAAATCAAGCGTGATTCTAATGACATTTCTAAGCTGAGCGTAGATAAACTATCTGCTTTATTTAACATGACATCGAATTTACACACAGCATGTCATATAGCATTCGAGATGAACTTCAGAACCAAAGGTATCCCTTATAAAGAGAATACTGTTGGATGGGCGATAGAGCCTTCGTTAACAATGATAGAAGATTACCCTGAATACAAACTCAGACTTGTGAAAACAATTAAAACTAGAATGAAATCTATAGTTCGTGATGGAAAAAAACTAGCTGGCATATATTACTTCCCAGAGTGGTTATCAAAGCAGGTTCCATACTCAATTAAATCAGATGATTTTGAAATAGTATAAGGCATATAAATGAAAGTGAAAGAGAACCAAATGGAAGAAACGGAAAAGTCAAACATTGAACTAGAAAAAGAGTATAATCCTCTAAATGAAAAACAGAAAATAGCATATGAGGAAGCAATATCTATAGACAATGATATTGTATTCATAACTGGTTCTCCGGGAACAGGAAAATCATTTACGGCAAAATATATCATAGATTACTTTTCAGAAATCACAGATAACAGCAGCATTGTAGCACTTGCACCAAGTCATCAATCAAAAGTAGTACTTAGAGACATGATTTACAATGATAGCATTGATGTCAAAACTACACAGTCATACTGTAACATGGTTCCAGATTTCTATTCAGAAAAAGATTTCAAGTGGACCGGTAAGTATCCAGAGGAAAAGCAAGTAATACTTATAGATGAAATATCTATGGTATCTCAACAGCAGTTTGATTTAATCAGAGAGTCTTCATCTAAAATCATATGTCTTGGAGACAAGAACCAATTACTATCTGTAGGTGAAAACAATGCTGACATGACACATATCAAAACCATAGAGCTTACCGAACAGATGAGACAGGAGAAGACCAATACATCATTGTATATGGCTATCCAAAGATACAAAGAAGCTATTCAATCTAATTCAAAAGTTGACTTATCTGGAGTACCAGAAGATGATACTTTATCATTGGTTCGAGAAAGAAAAGTATTATTTTCTAAATTTGTAAAATCAGAGATACACTCTAAAGTAATAGTGGCTGCAAAGAACGACATGGTAAACACATATAACTTGCAAGTAAAAAATGTAGTTGGTGAATCAATGTATGAGAAAGATGATATACTCATCACCCAATCACCTGTATGGGAAGTGTACAAGCAAGATAAAAAAGCTGACTTTAATAACGGCGATATATTAAAAGTGCATTCAGTTAAATTTGTAAACAACGAAATTATGCCATACAACGAAGTATCTGTTTCGTATACTACCATTGATAGACCAACCAATAAAATATGTATACCATCAAACAATGAACTTTATGAAGAGAGGCTTCAGGCATTGAGAGCTGATGCAAAGGCTAATCCTAAATTATGGAAGTTATTCTATAAGTTCAAGAACCAGTTTGCTGAAGTCAAACATGCTTACTCTATGACATCGTGGAAGACACAGGGGTCAACATTTGACCAAGTATACATAGACCATCAAGACATTGGTTCTATCCAGCATTGGGCAGATATGGACACATACAATAGAGCTATGTATATATCATTATCCAGAGCAAAAAAACACGCAACAATATTATTATAGGAGAACCACATGAAAGTTAAAGACGTTATAGCCTTACTTCAAAAGATGGACCAAGAAGAAGAGCTTGTTATAGGATGGTGGAGAAAGGATTTCTTTAAAGACATAGAGAGTGCAGAGGATGATTGGAGCTGGATATGCAGCATAGAAGATAAACTTGATTGGTCACCAATATCTGCACAGATAAAAGCAAGACTAGACACATGAACGAAATGATTTCAAAACATTTTGTAGGTGTAAATTTCTTTACTCCAAATATACTTGCTTACAACGAAACCGATAAATACATGTATGAATTATCAAAAGGTGATTCTATGTTCGCTGGAAATAACTCAAAAATATACGGAGTTACTGTTATTGACAAATCTACATTAGAAAAAAGAAATGATTTATCAGATGTCTTTCAATCATATACAGAAGCTATTAATTACATAGATAACTATCTAACTTAGTACAAATTAAACAGGAGAACCACATGACTGAAAAAACAACATACGTAGCAGAAGATGAAAAAGAATTTTCAACAAAAGAAGAATGTATAGAGTATGAAAAAGCAGGAAGAGTATATATAGTTATTAGATACGCTGGGTACGACATAATCGTAGGAGTATATGATAACTATGCAGACGCATTACTACATGTAAAAAGTGAACCTCTATCTGAATATTTCAAAATAAAAAATTATCCACTAAACATTCCACATAGAGGTTTTTAACATGAATCAACTTGTATCTACTATACTAAATGATGTAGTATTAAAATCAAAAAAAGACATCAATCCAAAGATTGTTATTAATGCGATTCATTTCTGTATGGCAATGAATGCTACACTTAAAAGAGCTAAGGTTCAGTTGCACGATGGGAAGAGATTTGATTTAAATTATTTTGCTATCACCTTTAGCAATAGCGGTTCAGGAAAAGATTTAGCTTTATCTATAGTTCAATCTATATTCAAAGAGCACACAGATGGATACCATTCTGCTATGATGAACAAGCTATCTGAAGCAATTGATGAAGATGATTTTTCCATTCCAAATATCATAACGAAAGAAGGTACTCAAGCTGGTATTTTGAATGAAAGATATTCTCTCGATGTAATAGGCATTGGTTCTACAAATATCAAGGTAGAGGAGCTTGTAGCAGTGATGAAGAATCCTAACTTCCATGATGTTATGAACATACTTACTGAGTCATGGTCTGATGGGCATAATGAAGCTGTGTCGAGACTATCTAAGGTATATCCAGAGATTCATAATGTTCCTATCAATTGTATCATGTATTCATCACCATCTGGATTTAGAAACAATCAGTCTAAAGCTTTCACAGAATTCAGTGACACCTTAGCAAATGGATTCTCTCGTAGAAGCCATATGGTATTTATTGATGACGAAATCAATCAAGAAGAAGAACCAGAACCAACTATTGAGTCCATGAAGCTTGAAATTGAAAATTCAAAACAAGCTAGTATAAATAAAAAAGATATTACAGACTACGTAAATCAGGTTCTGTTGGTTCATGGTCTTAACAAAACAATAGGCATGACTGATGAATCTACACTCAGACTGAAGCAGTACGAGATTCAGCTAAAGAACCGAGTCAAGAGAACTCCATTGATAAAGGATGCTGTTAGAGCAGAGCTATTATCAAGATGGTTCAAGATAGTACGTTTAGCTGCTCTGTATGCATTCTATGATGGTTCAGATGAGGTAAGCGTTGAGAACGTAGAAGATGCTATAGAATGGGCTGATTCATTAAACAAAGACCTATCTATCATTCTTAATGCAGAGACTGCTCAGGAGAAGATATACGACTATCTTGTTAAAGCTGGTAAATACTCATCTCAGACTGACATCATTAAATACCTAGGTATAAAACCTAATGAATTCAAGGAGTCTATCTCTGAACTATTTACTGTAGCATACGACACTGGTTCTATTGTTCAGAAGAAAGTATTTGATGAAGAAGGTAATGTAATTAAGTATAATCTGATTCACGGTAAACCTACAGACAAAGGTAGAATGATATGTTCTGCATCTAATCATCCATCCACTGGTTTTGAACCAATGTATATTGATTACGATAACATACCTAACTTAGTGAATGGTGAGTATGGAAGAAACTACTCTGCTGGTCATTTCATTGACAATCACAGAAAAAAAGACAACTTTATTAAGAAATCAAATTTAATAATGTTTGACATTGATGATGGCACTACAATCGAAGAAGCATTAGTATATTTATCTAGTTACCGTGGATACATATCAACTACTAAATCTCACCAGATAGTTAAACATCCAGGAGAGAAGTCTGAACAACCTGCATGTGATAGATTCAGAGTTATACTTGTTTCTAAGTTTGAGTTCAATCTAGAGATAGAGGAGCATAAACATACTATGAAGAATATGGCTGACTTCATTGGATTGAAGATAGATACAGCAGCAGTTGATGTAGCCAGATTCTATTACTCTCACGAAGGTGAAATATTTAATCTAAAAGGAACAGAGCTTGTAGACCTTAGAGACTACATTGTTGATACCAAGCAGAACGAGCAACTTAATAAAGTAGTTAACGACATTGACTCTAGACTATACAGTCAATCAGACTATGACCCTAGAGCTAATGTAAATCGCTTTGACAAATGGTGTCTACGTAATGCTATAGTTGGTTCTAGAAATAACATTCTATATTATACTTTCGGAGCATTACTCGAACATACTGATTTATCAGAAGGCGAGGCTGTTTCGAAGATATACTCTCTAAATTCAATGTTACCAGCACCATTACCAGAAAATGAACTCGACCTGCTTCTTAGACCAGACTCTAGTCTGAAAAGATAGCTTCTGGCATCAGGCAGTATCTTATAGCTACTGTTCTGTGTAAGTCCAGAAACCTTTTACGTAAGGAGTTTATATGGAGCAAGAGAAGATTGCAGAAGTGCTTGAGTATTTCTTTAATTTTAAAGGCATAGTTAAGCCTACGGTCAACGATGTATCTGAAAAGTTTGGACTATCAATCCAAGAAACTATGAAAATATTAAAACTAGAACCAACTCTAAGGGAGAATCAATAATGGGACAACTTGTATTTATAACAGGTCCATCTGGTGTCGGAAAGAGCCGTAGTATCAAAACTATGAATCCTGAAAACACATTATGGATTAAAGTTCAAAATAAGTTAGCTCCATTCCCTGAGAAGAAAATGGGATGGTCACTGATTGGAGATGATGGTTCAGGGAACCAAGTTGTATCTAATGACTATGAGTTCATCAAAATGCTTGTATTAAAAGCTAAGTCCAAGGGATTTAAATCCATAGTCATTGACGATGGTTCATACCTTATGTCAAATGAGCTTATGGCAACTATGGAAGAAACTGGATACGAAAAATTTGTTCGCATGGCTAATAATGTCTGGGAACTCTGTAAGACTATCACAGAAGAAACTGATGACGATGTTATCACTTACCTTACTTGGCATACAGAACAGAACCAAGATGGTTCTCTGAAGCTTAAAACAGTAGGTAAACTAGTAGAAGAGAAGTTGACTATCGAAGGATTAGCAACTATTGTACTACGAGCAGACAGACTGGATAGTGCTTACAAATTCAGAACTCAACATGCAAATGATATTTCTAAGTCACCAGAAGGATTGTTTGAAACAGAGATTATTGACAATGACTTAGGTCTAGTTGATAAATCAATAAGAGAATATTGGGGTCTTTAGACCAACACACGATATGTTAATTACACAGAACTAAAAGGAATATGATGGCAGATTTATTTGCAGATTTAGGATTAAACAAAGAAGAGGTTGCTTCAGAAGCAGGAGCAGAGACAGTTGGTGGAACAATGATAGACAGTGGTGTCTACAAAATGAAAGTTGATAAGATGTACGTAGCAACTACGGAAAAAGAAGCTAAGATGCTTACACTTGAGCTAGTTGATACAACTAATCCAAAGACAGTTTTAAAATACGCTACTTGTATTAAGTCTGGTACATCAAACAAAGATGCTTCTAAGCACTACAAATCAACTTATACTAAAAACAATAAAGAATTTCCATTACCGGGTGTAATTGAGATGTCTAAAATCCAGCAAGCACTTGGCAATATTGAATTTACTACTACACCAACCGAGATTGATGGTAAAGATGGAAAGCAATCTGTTGAAGCAATCCTTACTGCAACAGGAAAGATTATGACAGTAGGTGTTAAACAAGAGCTTGGTGAGTACTCTAAAAACTTCATCTCAACATTCTTAAACCAAAATGGAGAAAACTCTAAAGGAGAGAATCTTGTAGAGAAGCTAGCTGAGAGCATTGCTAAGAATCCTACTAAAACACCTAAAGACAAAGGTGGTGCTTCAAACGCAGGTGGTTCAGCTCAACCTAAAGCAGAAGCTCCTAAAGGTTGGTAAAGTCATGCATTATGCGTAAGCCAATAATAAGACTATGAAAGAACCTATACTCAATTTTACATGTAAGTATCCAGTCATATTGACTGGTAGAGGAAAAGGTAGACTTTGTACAAACAACTCTGTACCTGATTGGTACAGATATCAAAAAACTAAAATCAAAGATATGTTTAAACAATCAATTGGTGAATGGTCTATACCGAAATCTGAATTGCTTCTGCCATTAGGAAGCATTAAATTCACAATCATCAGACCTGACCATACTCGTATAGATGCTGACTCACCAGCTATATCTGCTGGCAAATGGTCAGCTGATTTTCTGGTGGAGCAAGGTTGGTTCTCAGATGATGATAAAATACAGTTTTTATATTGCCCAATGGTAGTAGACAAGAGTATTGAAGAAACCATGGTTAAAGTAGAAGTTTATGACCATCATTTGATTTAGTAGATAGGCGTTGTAGTTTTTACTAGCCCTTTTATCTACATGTAAGACCTAAGACTATCTTATTCACTGGTTGCTTATGAATATAGTTCAAACACTTATCCTTACGATATTTATAGTCCTTGGAATATATCTTGCAGTGTTTCTATCATATATATTGGTTCCTGCATCTGTGTTCCTATTTGTCTTTTTTATTATACACTCCTTCCTAAAGGAAGAACACTAGGTTCCTCCAATCTAGGAGTGTCGTTGGGTCATTTATTATTCTACCATCATCAATTTTATTGATTATGTTAGAGTCAATAATATTAGCCTGATTTGCATTTAGCAAATCTGCTATTGCATAACCAGCTACAGCAGTAGTAGGGTTATATCTTAGTAGATTGTATATTACCTTCTGAATTCTTAGCCAGAACGACGGAAACATCAATATACCATAGTCACTTAATATCTTTACTTGCTCAGGCATATTTCTTCTGTAGTCTATGAATACCTCATTAGCCTCAAGATAAGCTTCCTCTTTAGTATACTTCTTGCCAGTTTTTTCATTGGTTCTAATCAGCAATCCTCTTGCTAGAGTGTACTTACTTAGTGCATCAGTAGTCACCATGAATGAACCACCTATCTTTGTAACCTCACTTGCTGGAGTACCAAGTATATTACCTATATACCTTGCTACGCTATCAGTATCTTTTGTCTTACGAAGTCTATCAACTAGATTCTCTATTTCAGAACCAATACTTGTTTTATTCGCACTACTTAATTTAGATGCTGTAGTTATTAGACTATCAACAGAGAATCCTTTTGATGCTCCGAATGACTGCCACCATTTGATGGCTTTCTGTATCTCGTTATAGTTACCTCTTTTGTCAGTAGTTACATATTCAACGATATTATCTATGTCCTTCTGTAGACCAGATACACTATCAAAATCTTTAGTAACTAAGTTCGTACTATATGATTGCACAAACCCATAGTTGAATGCATCATAGAATGGCATTATTTTTAGATTCTCTTCAAGCTTATCTAGCTTAGCTTTAGCCTCTGCTCTTTCTTCAGAACCAAGTTGTGTGCTCATTACAGCTATCTTTGCATTTACGATGTCTCCACGAGCTTCAGCAAACTTGTTATACTCTCTCCATCCTTTTTTGAATCCCTTCGCAATTTCTATCGTACCCATACCTCTAGTCTCTAATATACCAATATTTGATACGAAGTCTACAGCCAACTTAGATGCACTTGTTACTACCATATGTTGCTTTGCAAAAACAACTAGTTTCTTCCATGCACTTTCTACTTTAGCTAAGTCTCTATTTCTATCTCCAAACAGACTAAAGTTTCTGTGTCCTATCAATGCACTTGATTCACTCTTTTTAACAAGTGACACGCTTCTATTGAAATCATTATACGTAGTTAGGTTCTTTGGACTCATGTAGAACATTTTGACTTCTTTTGGTAGCTTTTCATGTGACTCATAATCGAATCTTATATCTACAAACATTGGCAATACGTTATCTGCATTGTCATTTCTATTAGCTCTTATTTTTTTAGCCAACTTATCCAAGTCATCTCTGTTATATATTCTTTCAGTAGCTTCTTTCTGAACTATCTGTCTTACAGAACCCATTTCAATCAACTCTTTATTATGCACGTACGTCCTTAGCAGACCATGAGCAACACTTTGTTTTATCTCTAACTTATCTACTGCTGTAGCATAATCAATCACATACCTATATCTACCATTGTCATCAACTATTTGGTTCAAGTCTAGGAAGTTGTTCTTTTGTCTATCAGTCATAGCTTCGAGTTTCTTTCTCAGTAGCAACCCATGCTCTTGGTCAAGGTAGAATCCATTTTTAAACTTATTTATATTCAGACCTACACCCGGAGTATTACCGGCACTAATCATAGGTCTTGCAACTATTCCTTGTACGATACCATCTGGTTCCTTTACTACTATCCACTCATTCTCTTTAGTAAACTCATTACTTTTCAAGTCTCGCTTATCTACTGTACGGAACTCATATTGGTTCTCGTATACATCCATACTGAAGTGACCATCGTAATCTATATCGTATCTTGGGTCACCTTCCGTATATTTACCACTGAATCCAATAGCCAACTCATTCACTTCTTCTGCTAAATATCTGTTCGTTATAGACAGGCTGTACAGCTCTTTGAACAGCTTCTCATCCATATCTTTTATCATTTTTTCAGAACCATTGATGTTCTTCATTGCATATAGAGCTACAGCAGCTTTATGCTTCTCTCCATATAGTCCAGCCTTAGATAGGTTGATATATCCATTTGTCATCACTCCTTTAGAGTAATAGTTTGCTACTTGCTCAAGTCTCTCAACATTCTCTGGTCTTATATCCAGTGAACCAATAGCATCGTCTATGGACATAGTTCCTGACTTTAGTCCATCTACTATATCTTGATGCTTCTCTAGCCCACCTATACCTGTCTTGTTAAATATTTCAAAAACTCTAACTCTATCTTTCTTATCTTTATATTTAGTATTTATTCTGTCGTCTAAGTCCCTGAGGTTGTCAGTTAATATAGTTGCAGACTCTTGAGCTATGCTGGTTCCTAGATTTAGTAGCTTATTCATCAGCTTTGAATCCACATCTTTTGACACACCTAGAACACTCTTCATTTCCTGAGCTATCTTGCTGTCATAGAATCCAGTTCTTATCAGTCCTACTGCACCTCTATATGCGCTTGAGTTCGCAATACCATACTGATTTCCCTTTTTGGCTATAGGAGACAGGATATCTATTGCTGCTCCACCCCATATTCCAATAAACGTAGCAATATATGAGTTCTGCTTCTCTATTATATTTTGAGCATATTTATATGGATTCTTATATGCATCTTTATATATATCCTCATTACGAGCCATGCTAGGAGCTACAGCTTCATTATCTTTAGCAATAGAGCCAAACTCTTCTGCATTCATTATTGTTGTCTCTAGAGCACGTATAGTGTTCTTCATAGTTGGTTCAGTCGTATCGTTGAAGTAATCACTTCTTTGTTTAGACGACATTTTAGATAGAAGCTTTCTAGCCTTATCTACGACTACTTGAACCAGTTTCTGGAATAGATTAGTTGGTGTTTTTGCAAAACCTTCTATCTCTTTAGCAATCTCTGGTTCATTTCTCATTACTGATACAAACTCAGATACTTGATATATCTTTATTACATCCTCTTCGCTAATACCTCTTCTCTCAGATTCATTCTTTATGTCAGCCTTGCTGATTGGACTCAATATATATCCAACTCTATTCTTAGCCTTTTCAGGCATAGAACCAAGTGTCTTTAGTCTATCAACTAGTTTTACTATATGCTTTATCTCTCCAGCATTCATATTGTTTTCTATATAGTTGAACGAAGTAGCATGGTCTATCTCATGTGCTAGTACTTCAACGAATGTATCAGGAGTTAGTACTTCACCAGTTCTAGGGTCTTTTAACTTCTTGTCTACATATATCTTATTGTATGCACCACTATATGATGTAGATTTTATCACTTCCATATCACCATTTAGCATCTTCTGCGTCTTCTCAAGCAATGATTTATGTGTACTTGATACATCTAGATTTGCAAGCAATTCCTGTAGCTTCTGCTTATAGCTTGCACTGCTATTCTGCCAAGTCATTGCATCTTTTGCAAAACTCTTTTGTTTATCTATCTTTTTATTTGATGTTTTCTTTTCCTTCACAGCCTTCGGCTGTTCAGCAGAACGTCTACCTTGGTTCTTTAGTCCAAATATATCAGTTTTAGTATCCTTTAGAAATTCCTTTTTAGACTTCAGTACTGGTTCTTGTAGTTTCTTTATCTCATTTAGTTTTTTAGTGAGTACATCTTTGTCTTTTCCATCTGGCATTTTCGATATAGCAGATGATGCCTCATCAATTGCAGTACCTATGTAGTCATACTCAACTGCTGTATCAACTATATTCTTCTCATATGAGTCTTTGAGTGTATCCATTTCATTAGCAGAACCATACTCAGCATCATGTACTGTCATTACACCTAGTTCAGGTTGACCTACCATGTAGTCTTCCATGCTTCTAAGCAATTGAGCAGCATCAGATAGATGTTGAAGATTAACAAAGAACGATGTTCTATTATTGAACTTCTTATTCACTAGCACTGGATTACCATCCACAGATATATCTGATACAGTTGTCTTCAGTTTCTTCAGTGATGCCTTCTTGCTCTTTACATCAGCAGCATTCGCTTTAGATTTCCCTTCACGGATATCCTTTAGTTCTAGTGCTGACATTGCAGTACCTATTTCACCATTCCACTCATTCGTGTTCTCAAGTATATTGTATATAGAGCCCATTGTCTTTCTATAGTCTGATACTGCTGGAAATGATTTGTTTAGATTCTCTATATACACCTCAGCCATTGGCATATAGTGTTCAGCTACTTTATCTAAGTCACTCTTCTTTATATCTCTGATTAGAGGCTTAAACTCACCCTCCATATTGTCTATCGTATAGTTGGTTCCAGATATTTTATTTATCTTTTTTAGAGCATTATTGTTGTAGTTATTTGCTTTCATTACTAGGTCTATCGCAATGTTCTCAGCCATGATATTAGATGTGTTTTCTTCCATCTGTCCATAGAACCATGTCATTACAGGACCCTTAGCTAAATCTCTAAGCTTGAATCCCATCTTATCCACTAGCTCATCTATTACTGGCATTACCTCTCTAGCAACCTCTGGTTCTAGTTCTGATATTGTATTATTGTGATGATTGTATGGGTCTACTCCATCTAAGTTCTCTTCATTGTTGACTCCCATTTTCTTCAGCACTTCTTGAACCTCTGGATTACCAGATAGATTCATCAGTGTATTCACAACACCACTTGCTGTAGCATCGTATTCCACTGCATAGTCAGTAGTTATCTTATCTTTGTTCTTAGCTACGTATACATCATGCATAGCCTTATATAGAGACATTGCTCTGAACGGGTTCTCTTGACCCATTGCTTTAGATATTAAGTTTGAACTTCTTACTGTATATTTTTCACTATATCTATCAAGCAATGCTTTCATCTTGCCTTTTGGTTCTAGAACATCTTGTTCACTTATACCTAGTTCTTCAGCTAATGTCTTGACTAGTACATCTGCACCCTGTGCATTTGTTGTATACTCCCCTTGAGATACCATTTGTCTAGCCATACGCTTATCACCTTGGAACTCCAAGATTGTTTGCATAAGATGTATTCTTTGATTGATAGCAGACTCGTAGTTATAGTGGAATCCTTCTTCATTCATAGCTTCTATCTCTTCGATATTATCTACAAGCTCTCTCAGTATGTCTTTACGACCTCTGTTTCTACCTTGCTCATTTTTCTTTCTTAGTACAGGGTTGTTTGACTCTACGCCTATCAGTTTCAATATCTCTTTATCTTTTGCAAAAGCTTCATCTATATCTCTTGAACCAACTCTTGTTTTCACATCTTTCAGTAGTCCAATGAACTCTGGTTTAACAAAGAATCTAAGCTTATTTATGTTCTTGATTATATCAAGATGATTGTCTGATAGCGACCTGTCTACTGGTACTTCATCTACTGGCACTTCAGTTGGTAGCTCTACATTGGTAGGCTTGAGCAATCTAGCAAGAACTGACATCTCTCTTGCAATACCTGCATTATCTTTAGACAATATAATAGTATTATCTTTTATAGATGTTACGCTCTGCCCTTTGGTTCCACGCTCTTCTGTAGCTAGTAGTCTTGACTTCTCAGAACCAAGTTTTGATATATCCTTAGTAGAGAATGTTGATTTACCTGATTTAGTCACTAGAGCTTGTACTGGAACTAATGCTTCTTCTCTCTCAACTAGATTCATCTTTTCAGCAATGTCTAGCATCTGATTACCTATGTTTGCATATGCAACAGAAGTAGCCTCTTCAGAACCACGTAATGCAGTTCCAAAACTATTCATATAGTCTTTACCAAGTTGAACATTCAGACCTAGCGACCTAGTGGTTCCTGATTTTGGCGCAAGTCCTTTGTCAGCTCTAATATCAGCTTCTGCATCTACAGATGAGCTTACTCCTGCCATAACCAAAGACATTACCCTCATAGCTTTAGCAGTACTATCTCCCTCTTCTCCAACTAGTGTATCTAGTTTAGCTTTAGTATCTTTATCGCTTAACGACTTCTCGATACTCTTTCTAGTTTTCCTTAGAACCTTGTTTGTTTCAGAACCAAGTTCAAGTCTTTTAACTAGTCTTTCGGTCAATTTACTTGTTTGCTGATTAGCGATACTTGTTACATCAGACTTAGTTAGACCTCCGTCGACAGCAGTATTGATTGTCTCTTCTGTTACTTCACCTGCATCGAATGTTCTTTCTTTCTTGCTAGTCTTAGCTATAGTATCTACAGAACCAACAGGCTCTATATTTACATCTGATATTCTTTGTGCAAGAGATACTGCACTCGATATTCCCGGAGTGAACTGTTTAGTCACCTTTTCTTTAGCTACTCTCTTAGCCTCAGTTGGTTCTACTCCACGACTAACTAACTCTTTAGCCATAGTATTCTCTATATTCTGTTTCATCTCTTTCTGAAGTACTTCTAGTTCTTCACCAGCTTTCTTCTTTTGTTCTGGTGTAGCCTTTTCATCATCAAGTACTTCAAATATCTTATCTTCTTCTTTGACCAGCTCATCTTCAGTTCTGGTTACAGGTACTTCCTCGTCAGGCGTTACAGTTGGTTCAGGCTCCTTTTTCTCACTCTCTGCCTTAGCCACCTTTGATACTTTCTTAGCTAGTTGTTCTGTAGTCTTCTCTTTCAGTGCTGTGGATACTCCACCTACTACGTTTGCTCCAGTAGATAGTGTTCCACCTACTAGTCCACCAACTGCACCCTGATGTATTTGTTTAGGGTCAGATGCTATTTCACCTAGTGTTCTCTCACCCTCTTTTTGTGTTGAGAGCGTATCTTGTATGCCTTCTGCATATTCCTGTAGAGCTTCCCCTCCAGTTCCAACTGCTACATTACGAATCCGGCTCTTTGAGCCGGGCATCATATTTCTTACACCCATCTTTATCAATAGTTTTTCTGGGAGTATTAGAGCTAGATTTATACCAAAGTTTTTAGCCATGTCTTCTTCTGACATTTCTTTATCATTATTTTCTTTGTATTTTATAGACTGGTCTTGAGTTTTGTTGGCAGCATATGTCGCAGCTCCTACAAATGGAACCATTATCTCACCAGTTACTGCTGCACTATCTGCTATCAATCTATCTACTTGAGTAGCTGCTGTAGCAATAGAACCAAGGTAGTCTCCTTCTTCCCACTGCTTTTCAGACTCCTGCATAGCAACTTGCTGTTCCTTTCTACTCTCATCACTTACTCCAGTATATGCATCTGCAACCTTTTGACCGTTGTCTTGGTCAGCTACATTCAGTGCAAACTTCATCAAGTCTTCTTCTGCTTCATCTACTCCGAAGAACTTATCTATGTTTTTAGATGCATTCTTTAGACCAAGTCCTTTTATTGCAGAATCAAGTAGTCTATATGTCTTACCAAACTCCTGCACACCACCTGATTGAGCTATATCTATGAACTCAGCAGCTCTACTCTCTTTGAATTTGCTACCATCACTTGATGAGCCTATCTTAAAGTCACCAGTATCCTCTACTGCTGCTGAAACACCTGTTTTCAGTGTTGCATTACCTGTTTCAATTAATCTATCTTGTAATGACTCTCCAGACTCATTAAACATTGAACCAATTTGCCTACCATATCTATCAACATGACCTTCTATTCCTGTGATGTTCATTCTCTGGTTCTTGCGCTCGTTTCGTATAGACTTGTCATACAGTTTTTGATTCTCTGGCGTTAGTGGATTCCTACGAAGTTCTGCTGATGCTTCTGGATTAGCTACTACATTAGAACCAAAGTTATCTACAGCTATTCTTGATGCTTGATAGTCGGCATCAGCCTGACCAGTTACAGGCACACCATTAATCTTTCTTTCTGGTGCATCTGGGTATAAACCACTTGTTTCACCAGTCCTTATTCTCTTACCATCTAAATACGCTGTATCTGCGTCATAGAAATTAGAACCACTTATGGTTCCTAAGTCTTTAGATTTTTGTGCTAGTTTTTGATTTATTGATTGTGTTTTAGTGTCAAACTTAGTAGGTTTGCTAAATTCCTCAAATGAGAAATCTAGACTTTCAAAAGATGATGGCATACGCTATCCTTATTTATTTAATATATCTCTTCTCGATTTCAGCTTAGTTAGCTCTCTCTCTAGTTGACTTCTTCTGCTAGGTTGAAGTCTTTTACTTTCGAGTGTTTTATTTATGTCTCTAACTAAAGAACCAATATCTTTCAGTTCTGCTCTTATTTCTGATATTTGTATTCTATCTCTTTTAGTCTGAGCTTTGCTAGTACCTTTGGTAGCATCACCATACTTGCTTTCAAGTATCTGCAATCTTTTACCTATTGGTTGCTTTGCCTCTTTTCTTGTCTCTGTTTTTACCTCTTCTTTTTTTGTAGACTCAACTCTCTCAGCTTTCTTTTGAGGAACTTTACTTCTTGAACCAAACAGGCTTTCAAATCTACTCTTAACATCACTTGGTTCTGCTTCACTACCTTGACCTGTTATATTCAATACATCTCTATTGTATCTCTCTTGTGCCTTAGCTATATTTCTAGACTGTTCAGGTGCATTAGTATTATATGTAGTTGTTGAGAAGTTTCTATCTCCTCCAACAGAGCCAGAACCACTTGCGAGCTGTTTTGATTTAGCAGTTTCTTTCAGTTTTCGTTCCATTACTCTGAAGAACTTCTCTTCTTTTAGTGCAGATTCAGTTACATTCCCTGCCTTGTCACTTGACTCTAGTGCAGCGTTTAGTATCATATCAGTAGATGGATATAGTTTTCTTCCACCTACTTCTACATATAGATTAGCTGCGTTTGACACAAGCTCTGTCATGTCATCAGCCTCTAACTTTCCTAACCAACTAGTAGTAAACAAATCATTTGGAAATTTCTCTTCAAGTTTAGATACAGTGCTGAATTGGTTCTTAGATGGTGCATTACCAAGGAACTCTCCAGTTTTATAGCTTTTCTTAGAACGAGTAGTACCCTTTCTGGTTCCTATTCCCTCCTGCACAGTCTTCTTGCCTAATGCTATCCTGCTCAAGTCTGTCTCTAGATTCTTTTCTGCTCTCTTCAAATCTGTCTTCTGTACATCAGTTAGATTAGTAGGTGCTAGAGCTTCCTCTCGTGCTGCTGAAGCAGTTTTCACATCTCCACCAGCTTCTAGTACGTTTCTATATACATTGTCTGCATAAGCCTTAAAATCAACAGGTTGTCTATCTTGTAATGCTAGAGTCTCTTGATTAGCTAGTTGGATACGTCTGTCATACTCTTGGTTCACAGCACCTATTGCATTATTTGTTGCCTCATCTACCTTAAGTGCTCCAGTTGTTTGCACTGTATTACCTTGTGCATCATACTTTGTTGTACCACCCGGTATAGTTGATAGTGCAAGCTCTCTGTTTTTGTTTATGTTTGCATACTCATTATTTAGTGCGTTAGTTGTGCTGTCGATAAACTGCATTCTCTGCTTATCTGCACTGAGTATTCCTTCTTTGACATCTGCATCTACCTGTCTAAGACGTGACTCTTCTGCTAGGTCAGCTTCCTGTCTCTGCTCTCTAAGTTCAAGTGACCTTTCTTGACGTGCGTCAAGATTTCTTGCAAGCTCTCTATCCTGTACATTTGTGATTGCATCACCAACAGAACCAACTGCTCTAGCGAATCCTGTAGTTGCACCAGAGTTGAATCCGGGTGCTGTTACAGCTCTTGCTTCAAAAGGCATATTATACTCCTCTTTTATTCGATGCTCTGCTAAATGCTGAACCGAGAGCTTTACGTCTCTCTACTGTATCATCATATTCACGTTTTTGAATCTTACGTGCTTGGTCTGCACCAGCTATATTTGCATCAGCTATTCTACCTTGTTGATACAATCCATACAGAGAACCAAGTGCTCCTATACCTTTAAATCCAATATCAAATGCAGATGCATTGTCGTTGAAAAATCCAGCATTCTCTGGTTCAATTGTGCCTTGTGGCATAGTTTTAAGATGATTGCCTGACATATTTGGGTTAAAAGCTGTACCTGCATTATTGAATCCTGTACCGGGGACATTGTTATTGACTAGTGATGTCGAGTATTGGTTCCCCATTCCATAGAAGCTGTTTGTTGACCCACCCAAACCTTGGTTCTGAAACGCACTTGAGTATTCTAATTCTTGTGGCATGTTGTATCCTTTAAGTTATTGTGATGGTTGCATCAGTAGAGAGTGTCCATAAGAGAGAACCATACTGGTTCTCTATATAGAAACTATTTCTCGTCTAAGTAAACGATTTGATACATTCCTGATGATACTGATTTGTAGTTACCTGTTCCATTTCCATTTTTATCTAGCACTTCCTCTTCCATCAATTGCTTTCTGCTTTCAATGTTATCTAGTAATGCTTGTTCAACAGCAAGAATAGTGTTTAATGGCATTACTCTTGAAATATCTAAATACATATTATGAACTCCAGCAAATACAGTCTTACTACCTTGGTTCTCACGAGCCATGTTTGTAATTTTAACTTTACGTAAAGCAGTTGCTTTCATACGCATAAGTTGAATGCGATTTAATTTAGTACCACCATCTACGGTTTTAGCCTGAGATTTCTTAGCAGTAGCCTCATTAGCTCTTACCCCAATTGCCTCATCTATTTTCTCTTGTAATTTATCTGCCTTGATATTATACGCAAATGTAACACCTAGCTCTGTAGCCTCTGATTTTAAAGCTTCTAGTTCTTTGTCTTGGTCTTTTTGTACTGACATTTAAGTCCCTTTTGTTTTAAGTTGGTATTGATACCACAACCGTTGGTTCCGAAGAACCAACTATGTAGCATCAGTTATTAAACTGAAGCACCTACGTAAGCAACTAATAGCTTATCTGCTTGTAATGCAAGAGATGCAAACCAGTAGTTGTAAGAGTGGAACCCTTTAACACCATACTTATCTGTATCTGTAGCAACGCCCGGCTCTTTAGATTTGAACTTAACTCCACCAGCACCTTGTAAACCTACAACAGCGTAAGACCCTTTTGTTGGATATACAATTGGGAATACATCGTAGTTACCACCAGTCTCTTGTTGACCGATATTTGTAGTTACTGCTGCACCAGCGCCTTCATATTTCATCATACGAGTAGTTTCAATGAAACGAGTTTCATGCATTTTACCAACTTCATTTCTAGCTAAGTTGTTAGCATATGCATAGTCTTCAACAGATGAATACTCATCAATTGTCTCTACATCATATTTAACATCTTCACCAATGATTGCGTAGTATGCAGAATTTACAGTAGTTGTGCCGAATTTTTGAGAACCAGTGATGATTGATGCATTCTTCTCTGCAAGATTTGTCTTAAGACGTTTTGCAATTTTACGAGTAAAATCATATGTAATACGAGCATCTTCATCACCTGTACCAATTGTAGCCAAACTAGTAGCAGTACCAGAATAGAAACGTACACCTGCTCCACCTAGCATACCAAGTTGAACTTCATCATCACGAACTTCCATTGCAAGACGAGCTAATTTAGTTTTGTATTCCATTACCATGTTGATATCAGAGAACAATTCTAATTCATCTGTATACTCTAAGTAATTACCACGTCTTTTAAGAGTAGTCTCTAGGTTTTCACGAGTAACACCAACACGGTTAACGTCAGACGCACCCTCAGCTAACGATGGAAGACCAGAAACAACATTACCTACATTACGACTTGAACCATATAAATTACCACCACCAGTAGTGATTTCAACAACAAGTGGTTCTACGTTTCCAGCAATTGCAGCGATACCTTCAGCGGTAGCGTCATATGTTACTTTTGCAGCATCCGCTGTAGATTCATCTACGTATGCAACATTGTTGAATACCCATGAAGTATTACCGATGATATTACCTTCACCATCAATACCTTGGTCATTCTGATTGATGTCACGTAAGATGTGATGAACTTTAGGTACCTTGAATGTCTTACCAGAATTTCTTTGTTGAGTTCTAGCATCTGTGTATGAACTAAAAATTAAATCAGGTACAGCTAATTGAATAGCCTTACGGTCTAAATAATCAACACGAACATTTGGTCCAGAAGTAGTATCAGTACCATTCCCATATACTTGTCCAGAATAGTCAGCAGCAGCAACTGATACTGCATTTAGTGCTTTAACAGCAACGATTGAAAACATGTTTTTCATTTTTTTATCCTTATGTAAATAGAACCTATAATGGTTCTATATCACCATATAGCCTTTTAAAGTCTTTGTCGAATTCATCATCGTCCATATCTTTTAAGCTTTTTGAAACAGGTTTTGAAGCTGCTCCTTTCTTCTTGGTAGTTGATACGACTTTTCTTTTTTCTTTGACAGTAGCTTCAGCTTTAGGTTTTGGCTTATCTTTACCCGAATCATCAGGTTTATTAGCAGTCATATTTTTAGCTGTGTCTATATACATTTTCATTGTATCACCAGCTCCATATAAAGCTTGTAGTTTCATTACCTCTGGCATAACCTTTTGGTAAATACCATTTTTAAAGTCATCATGTAGAAACTCTAAATTCTCTGGTGAACCACTTACTTTATTGTAGAAGTCTTCAGGCATATTGTTTAAAGCTTCTTGAATAGCAGAACCATACTCATTGTCACTTTTAATAGATGAGATTACTCGTTCCATCTCTGGGTCAGCAGTAGCCTTGCCATGTTGTTTTGGAACGTAGCTTCCCTTATTATCAGTTTCAACATCTATAGGGTCTAGGTTAGCATCGGCAAGCAACTTACCTAATGCATCCTTATTTCCACTCTTGGCTTCCACCAACAGATTCAAGTCGCTATCAGTTAATCCATTTTCTTCCATAATACCTATTGATACTCGGAACGGCTTTAACTGTTGCATATGCTTTGTATAGTTTAAGCCCTTTTGAAAACCAGTAATCAATTGGTTCATAGTAGCTCTAGTTGACATACCATTTGCTGATATATCAAAAGGAAGTTCTTCATCCATAGGTATGTTTTCTAACGAGAATGTCTCCTCATTAGTATCTTCATCCTCAGATTCATCACTATCCTTTTCATTTGCAGAGTCCTCATCATCAATCTCATCTTCAGTTGAATCAACTTGCTCATCAGCAGTCTCATCTTCTTCCGATTCATCATCATTCAGTTGTTCTACTGTCTCATCAGATTTCTCTTCTTCGACCTTATCTTCTGTATCAATTACTTCACTTACATCATCTTCTGAACCAGTTGGTGAGTCACCAGCTAATTCCATGTTCTCCATCTTTTCAAATGCAGCATCAAAGTCAGCCTCACTCAAAGTATCTGCTGGAGGAAGTTCATCTGAACCAGTTACAGAACCACATCTTAATGATGCTGTTTTACAAATAACATAGTTATTCATTTTCTGATTCCATTGCTTCTAGCTGGTTCACAAGCTCTTCTCTTTGACCAGGCACTAGGTATTGAGATAAGTCATTGTAATTGTATTCTATATATGCACGTAGATATCTCTTAGCCTTTAGTTTTTCAAAAAGTATATCTTGTCTTTCGGTGACTTGTCTATTTGTTGTTGTTAGAAGTCCACCAATTCTTTCGGCATCTGCATCTATGTATCCTTCACTGATAATATCAATGAAATCTTGATTATCAAGCAATCTCATAAATTTAGTTGCACGCTCTACATTGTTATCAAACTCTTCAAGGCTAGTCTCTATTACGTTGGATTGTTCCGGTTCAAATATTTCGTCAACAGATTTACTTTCAAGTTGTACGTCTTTCATTTAGAATTCCTTATATATACTCAGTTTATCGACAATGATTAGGTCGTAGCACTTTTTTTATTTAAAAATTATAACATAAGTTATTTATTTTGTCGCATTACTATTATTCTGTGCTTGGAGCACAGCTTGGTTCTGAGCACGATTGTTTTCCTTATCTAGCTCTTCAGCATGAGCAGAACCATCTGCATTCTTTACAAATGATTGGTCATCTAGGTCAGCCTTAGCATGAGCGCTTCGTGTCTTAGCTCTTTCATTATCAGCTTTAGCAGATTTCAGGTCTAAGTCTACACCGTTCTCATTTGCTTTAGATTGGTTCAGTGCTATTTCACTTTGTAACTTAGCTATCTCTAGCTGTTTGATTTGCTGTTCTAGAGGGTCTGGTTGTGGTACGAAGTTTTGTATCTTCATAGACAATTCAGGCATTCTCTTGAGGTCTGCTATCTCAGACAATATCATCTTAGTCATATCAAATGGCAGTGACTGACCCATAGTTTGAAGCATAAATGATAGCTCTCCAGACTTAGATGCATCTGTCTCTGCTGTAGAGATACTTATATCAATATCAAGATTACTTCTCATGTCATCACGATTGTGAACGAATGGCTTGTTCGTAATTCTCTGAACATCATCTACTGATAGATACACACTATTTAGACTATTCCACTTCTCTAGGATAGGTATGATGAAGTTCTGAGCATAGTTTCTTGTTATGTCTATCTCTCGTTTAGCTACCGCATCTAGTGCTCCTCTAGCCTCTGTTGCACTACCCATAGAACCATTTCCTGCTCCGAATGCTCTAGTACCAGTTAGTTCATCTATATTTCTCTTTATGCTTTCTGAAAATTGGAACACAGATGACGGTAGTGGATTATAATCACCAACCCAAATATCTCCATTTTGTGCATTATATTCAAAGTCGTCACCTCTTTCAAACTTCTTCTTCTCTAGTGGACTCATAGAACCAACTGGCATCCCCTTCTGACCGTTAGTAGATGAATCCAATGTGTTTAGCAAACTACGCTTGATACCAGTTTCAATCTTTTGGTCTACATCTATTAAGTCTGCATTTGGATTACCGTATGGGCTAAGTGGTTCTGAATCTATTGTACATGACACAAACGGCTTCTTATTGTCAGGATATGGATTCTCCTCTAATCTAATAATGATGTCACCAACCCATACACACACTATCTCCTCAGCTATACCATCACCATTCAGGTCATAGTTTCCCCAGTATTCAATAACTTCAAATTCACGTCTAGCTTCATCTGTAAATTTAAAATTACCTTCATCGTTTTCATAGTTACTTCTAGACTTCTCTAGTTCACTTTGCATTAAGTCTTTTACCTTATCAAGGTCTTTATACAAATCTTTATTTTCGTTAAGCTTAGACATGTTTGAACTATATTTGATTATCATAAAGTTACCGTCTTCAGCTTTGCCTTCCACTGTTGGGTCTACATAAACGAATGCATTATCTAGCAGTTCGGCAGTTGGTCGGTTGTATATAGTCTTTGTTACCGTCTTAGTCTCGTATCCGGTAATTACTTCTTCGTATGGAGGCACTCCATTTGCAATCATTTGTTGTGCTTGATTAATATCTTCGACAGGAACCATTTCTACTATTGGTTCCTGAATCTCTACCTCTGCTTCGCTTGATTCCCAAGATACTTTTGCAAACACAGTTCCCTCTCGTTGAAGTGTTTTAAACGAGTTGCTTACAAAGTTGTATCTATCGAATTCTCTTGACCATTGATAATTTAATATGTTTTCAGTTTGCTCAGATATTGCTTCATCTTCATGAGATATTGCATCTACTTTTACCATGTTTGGAGAAGATACAAATGGGTCTACTACTTGAGCCAACTGCCAAACACTTGCTTTCTTTATGTCACGACTTACTACTTTAGCTTTGTTTGGATTTTTTTCATTACCATATAAATCGCCATTATATGCTTTTATCCAATATCTATGCTTTTTTGTCCAGTCATCATGGAAAGTATCTGAATTGGTAAGGTCTTGTTTTAGCGTGTCTAGAATAGTTTTGTTTTCTTGTTGGCTCATAGTTTTCCTTGTTAATTATGTAATTATATCTCAAATAATACTTTTTCGCTCTGATGACGAATAGTACTTGTTGTAGTCATATGCATCTGCATACATCATATCTATCTGTGTTAGCATCTCAAATTGATACTTCTCAAATACTATTTGTGAGTTTTCTTCATCGTCAACAAACTCATCTACACTGCTCTGATTATGGTCTGATGCTAAATTGTTCTTTATAGTATCATATGTCTGGCTTACCGTGGATACGATATTCACTACATTAATTATGGTGTTTGTGAAGTTACTTACTGAACTAAAGCTTCTAATTACTAAGTCAACCGTATAGTCAATCACTTGGCTCACAGTTACATTAACAGCTGCTGTTCCAGCAGTTGTAGCAGCTGCAGTTGTAGTAGTAGTTGTAGTAGTAGCAGTTGTAGCAGCTGCTGTTCCAGCTGCAGTTGTAGCAGTTCTAGCAGCATCCATATAGTTGCTTATCATGCTATATATACCTACTATTGCCGTTGCAACTCCTACCCACATAGATACGTCACCAACTACTGTTACTACATGTGTAGCAGACTTTCCTCCTTCTGTAGCTAACACATAAGAACCAACTGCTACAGTTACACTTAGCGTCATTATTACCCATGACCATCCACTAAGCAGGAATCCACTTGTTGTGCCCCATGTTAGAAAGAATATTATGATTGTAAGTATCACCAGTATCGCTCCAACAACATACTCCCACCATTCAGTATCTTTTATCCTGTATCCACTATCCATGTTAAACTGAAGAAGTTTTGCAAAATCCTTCTTCTTCATCTTATTGGATGCATCAACTCTTAGCAGTCTTTTGTACCACAAGGAGTCATCAGTTGGTGGATAATCCTCCTCTATAAGCTTAGTCATCTCTATGGAGAATGTACTAGCCTCTAGTGTTGAATATTTCACTTCTGTTGTCTCATGGTTCCTTACGAACTTATTCCTGTATGCTTCGTAGTATTTATACAGTGGTTCCATATCTTTTACTTCAAAGTCATCAGGTGTCTTCTTTTTCACATTAAGAACCATTATTGTTGTGAATTTCGGACCACTCTTAGTGATGACTGGCTTCACATACACTTGAACCACACTGTAGTCATAGAACTTTGGTAATAACATAGCAAATTTGTATGGGTCATCGTTGAGACTACTGTTGCTTGTTACTGAGTTGAAAACTGGAGCATCTGGGTCAAGAGGTAACGATGAGGCTGTTCTTCTGAACCAGTTTGCATATTGGAAATAGTGGTCTATAAACATGTCATTCTCCAGAGCAATCTTTCCTTCTGGAGATAGTACTGCTGTCAATCCACTCTTTGTTATATATCTGTCATCAAATGTAGATAGCGTTATCCTGAATGACTGGTTCTTTGGTATCTCATCTATGAACTCAAGTATATCTTCTCTCTCTAGTACTTGTGATTCATCAGACTTCTGCACAAGGCTGAACCATATCTGCTCTACCTCATCGTAGTCTCTACCCTCATCTATATTCTCAGCCAGTTGACTTTTTTCTACACCTAATGCATTTGTAAACCTGTTGAACTTGTAGTCATCCCTGACTCTAGAACCATCCCACCATACTAGGCTTCCCTTGTAACATTCTATGCCATCAACAGTCTTGGTTTCCCATACTTTTTTAAACCTAGCGTGCAAAGCAGATAGGCTATTATATTTATATATTGATATTTGAAGCCTATCGTAGTTTACATACATTTCTAATACCTATTTAGAATTACTAGGGTTATGTGGTTCATCTATATTCACGTTTAGATACTCTATTGCATCTACCCACATATCTATGTACGGTTGAATAACCACTCCATTATCACCTAAATCTACCTCTGCTGCAATCATACCTGTAATCATCTGAGCTGAACTATTTGCTACATGCTGTCTTTGGTTATCATCAAACCCATATCGTTGTCTTTCAGCAACTAGAAGTTGTTGATTTGTATATCCAGCGACTAAGCCACCATCATCTTTGTATCCATTGGCAAAATCTGTATTGCTTGCATATCCTTGTAAGTACGTATACCCATCAACATTAGTTACTTCTTGGATGCTCAGGGTTCCACTTTCTCTATATGTCTTAGCAAGTTGAGCATATATGTTTGAATTTATTTGTTTGGTTTGCTCGTACTTAAGACCCTCATCTTCAAGAGTAACAGCTAGTCCACATGTGTCAGTTGTTGCAGCTCTACCATTATCACGTATAGATGCACTAGATATAGCAAGAACATTTGCTTTTTTAATACATGTATCTGCTTCCATATTACATATCTGCTCTTCTTTAAGTTCTACATCTGCCTGTATTGCTAAAGCTTGTTGCTCAAGTAAAGTTATCTTGTATGCACCATCTCTCTCTTCTATAGCCCATTGCATAGCTTGGTTCATAGCGTTAGCAGTAATACTACTTGTCATAGAACCAATGTTCTGTGCTACTACTTCAGCTTTCTCTTTCTCAGTTATGTTTAAATCGTCAAACATATACTTGAATGTATCTTTTGATTTCTCATATATAGAACCATCTGCTAGAGATGCTTCCATCAACTTACTGAACTTATCTACTACCTCTAAATCACCTACGCTTGTTATAGCTGGAGGTGTTATTGTTTTTCCACATGAACTCATTTGATTATTCCTTTTATTTTATATTCTATCAGAGGAGTTTGAAAACCCTACATCAATAGTATGGGTTCCTATATCTCCGATATACAAGGTTGCTGTACTGTTTGATGCTACAACAGTAGATGTGAAATCCACATTATTATATGTGTCATTAACAAATAGATTTCTAGCCAACTCTATAGTATTCCATCCCTGTCTCATGCTCATTGAAACATTTCCCCTGTTGCTTCCACCTATATATATAGTTATGCTTACATTAAGTATGCCACCACCACTATTGTCAACAACAAATACTGATGCTGATGCCCTAATATCTGAGAATGATGATAGGATACACATCTTGTATGGGCTAAACCCAGCAAATCTTCTACCAACTAAAGTTGTTGTCACAGATGATGAGGATGATGTTTCTAACTTTCTAACATATGCTGGTCCGTAAGAACCATCGACATCTCTACTTTTAACTCTAAACACATTCGCATCTACATCTGAACCAGATATGTTTGTTCCGTATATGGTACCACCTATAATATTGTACCCTTTAGGATTGTCACCATTAAAGTTTGGTAATCCATTTGATGATAGCATAAATCCTTGAACATTATTCAAGTCATTTGCATTGAAGTTACCTGATACAAATGAACCACCATATATTTCACCACCGATAATCTTAGCACCTACTATATTTGCTGTCTCAGGATTAACACTTGAGTCTAATAGAAACCCTGTAATGTTTGGGTACTCACCATTTATTGGAGTTCCCGGGTTGTAGTTTGCACTCTTAATAAACCCATCTATCATCAAGTCAGAGTTCATTGTTATTCTTGATGAACCAGTTGTATCTGTTATTAACTCAAATGGAGTTGCAGTGTTACCTGAGTCTTTGATTCTGAATACATCTGCATTAATCTGAAAATTACTTGGTTCATTAGAGCCATCTGCAAACGACCATCCTGTAATACTATCGCCATCAACTATCAATTTAGATGCTACTGCTGCTGTACCAGAAAGCTGTAGATTCTCTTGTTCAATCCATCCAAGTGCTACACCAGTGTATACTTCTATTTTGTTGTATCCTGCTGTACCAGCATATATCTGTACATTATGAATCTCTCCATCTGCATTCTTGATTCTAGTTAGTCTTACCATGCTGACTTTGAGTTGTGGCTCATATACTATTGGTGAACCACCTCCAGCTATATCTTGGTATGAGTAAACTACGAAGTTACCTGCAAATACATCTTCTAACGTGTCTATTCTGATTGACAGATTCTTATCTTCTATGTATTCCCAAGTATACGGATTGCTATCATTACCTGTGAAGTTCACATTGTTGTCACCAATTACTGTACCAGCAATTAGAGTTCTCATTATAGTTCCGTTATACCACATGTCACCAACACAGTTTGACGTTGCATATACCTGACCTGTTGTTGGGTCTATTGGACACGTAGGCTGAGACACACCATTGGTCATCTTTACTTTACCATCAGCTATACCTTTAGCATCTAATGCTAGTTGATATGCTGCTGCTGATTGAGTATCAATTATCTCTTTCCAACCATACCCATTAGCATCTACTAAACAAGAACCAATGTCTGCTGTGTATTTACCAAACTTCCAACTTCTTAGGAAATCTTTTTGTGCAGGATTAACAGGATTGTCTTCATATAAGACATATGTATCTGCTGTTTTCTGAGCTAGAACACCTGTTGCTTTCCATGTAGCATATGGTTCTTGTGTCTCAACCAGACAACCATTTCCGTCTACTGGACCATTAGCTCCTTCATCAACTTGATTGTAAAATAGAGTTTCAATAACTCCATCTATTTGCTGTTCTAAGTCTGATATAGAACCAAATGCATCATTGATTCTATCTTCTTGAGATGAGTATGATGCAACTAGTGTGCTTATTACTGAACCTTGAGAATTTAGGTCATTAGTAGTAGCAGTTATCTTCTCATCAAACCATGCTCCACCATCTCCATCATTTTGCCAAGCAGCAACAGTTTGTCTTGATATTGCAGTAGCTCCATCAGAATCAACCTTTACTACATCAAGATGTTGCACACCTGCTGTATTGCTATCAGTGGATATTTTTAAAGCAGATATATCATATGCTGTCTTGCTATTCTCATCAGCTATTATTCCAAACTGTTTAGTTACACCATCTTCAAACCCATCAAATCTATCTTCTAGGTCTGATACCTCATCAGCTAAGTCAGATGTATCTATCGCAGTGTCTAGGAGGTCTTGGAACCAAGTAGGTATGTCAGTGCTTCTTTGAACCAAGTACACATCATCTGATGCAAAGGTATATGCATTTACATGTATCTCTACCTCTATCGACTGTACAAGAACTCCTTCTACAATTGATATTCCTGACTCAACATCTACAGTATCATTGATAGTTGTTGTAGTAGTAGATGTACAAACCTCTACATCACCACCTTTTGCAGCAGGAGGTATGGTTTCAAATAATGATTCTAACCCATCAGGGAGTAAGTACTGACTACCAGCCACCTTAGAATCCTATGTTCTCTACGTATACTTCATACACAAGTGCTTTACTATCCGTTGGTAGTCCAGCTACATTGAAGTCTATTAAACACTTACATGTGTCTGCTGGTTTAGAACCATCTTCTTTAGCTCCAAAGTCGTATGGGAATAGTGCAGTCTCTTCAGCAGTAAGACTAAGTTGAAACTCTCCACCTTCTAGGTTTCCTAGAGATAAGTCTTTTCCTCCACCATCAGGTAAGACTATAGCATTGTTACCTTGCTTCTCTACAAAGTATGCTCTAGCTGTGTCACCAACTTGAAGCTCTACTGGAGTAGGAGAACCAGCTTCTTTCACTACGATAGTAGCACTCATTTCTAATCCGTTCACTATAAGTAATCTTGGGTTTGCCATTGATTTTATCCTCTTGGTATTCTAGTTAGCAAGTCAGCAGATACATCTAATATATGTTTAACTACTGTACCTGTATCGTCATAGACAGTTATTACTCGCTTATCACTAGAAACAGTAACCTTATTATACACCATTTCTTTTATCAGCTCTATCACTGCTGGGTCATTCTTCCAGTTGTCTTTGTTTGAATAGCTATCTAAAGCATCATGAAATTCTCCCTCATCAAAGCTAATGCCTTGCGTAAGAGTCCTAGTTGCATATGTCCATATCTCCTCTGGAGAAGTACCTTGACCACTTTCAGTAAGAGTTCTTGTATGGTAATCCCATACTGCTTCAACGCCTGCATCTAGGTCTTTTCCAACCGTAGCTTTACCTAACGTATGTACAGTACAGTCTACACTTGATTCATCTTGGAGTTCAGCTACACCACGTATATAGAAGTCGCCTTCTGTACAAGAGCTGTCTATTATAACCCATCCTGAATGGAAGTCTAACGCAGTTGATGAGTCGTAAGAGTGGTTCTTAAATGTTATTTCTCCAGTAAAGTTTCTAAATATAAGATTTTGATTTGAATGATTAAAGTCTATTACAGCAGTACTACCAGATGTAGCAACAACTGAGTAACAACCAACAAATGATGCAAAACTATTCTCACCAAGTACAATAGGACTCTCTGTAAGACCACTATCTAATACGAAACCATTTACATATGTCAGCTCTAGCAATAGACAGCTTCTTAGAACACAGTTATCATCCAGTACACCTGATACAGAACATTCTCTAATATCACACTTATCTATAGTTGCTCCATCTTCAAGAACCAATGAACTATTGATAGGGTTTTGTCCAGTTATCCTGAACGATGAAACATCGTCTCCGACAGATAGTGTCAATGCACCTATTACATATAGAGCATCCATACCAGCTTCTTTTGCAATAGCCACTGCATCTTGAACATTATTACATGGTCTACCAAGAGTTCCAGTTGGAAATACTGTACCTGCAAATCCATTGACTACATCAATAGCTACTTGCCCTTCCTTGAATGAAGCTGCTTGTAAAGATGTCAAGTCTTGAAGTCCTGCTGAGTTAGCTGTACGAATAGATACTTGGTTCACATTAACTACATCACCAAGATTACTATTGGCTCCAACAAGGTTGACTGCATACTGACCATCTTCAAACGTAATAGTGTATCCATTAATCATCTCAACAACTCTAGCTAGAACTGCTCCTGATACTTCAACAGTAGTATTATGTGAGTGTGTGTCAGGATACTGTATACCATCATTGTCATCTTCTCTATCTTTTAAGAAGAGTCTAAATGCTGGTATGTCTAGTTGCCAAATCTCTGTTGGAGTAGATTGGATTTGAACCATATCTACTTTGTCTATAGTTATAATTTTGGTTATCCAATCAATGTTCATAATATTCCTTAGTCATCTGACACCATTAGTGCTGTGTATGAGAAACCAGTTGATGTAATAGTTCCCACAACTTCTGCTGTCTTATATAGAGGTGAAGCAGTTCCTTTTCTAACACGACCTACAATATCTTGGTTCCCTCCATAAGGCATACTTACTGTTGCTATACCATTTGAGTCTGTAAAGTCATCTAGTATAACAGTATCATCAGCAATAGGACCATTTCCTGTAGCAATTAGATATACCCTAGCTCCTTCAATAGGTGAACCATCGTTCAGAGCAGTTACAGATATTGGAATATCATTATTGATTATAACAGTTGCTCCAGCAGTTTGATATGTCATGCTGACATTTGTGTTGATAGTTACTGTGCCAGATACAGCAGTTACATTTATGTCATATGTATTTCCTGATAGCTGTAGGTTATTCATAGTGTATTCACCAACTGTGTCTATCTCTATACCATTACTATTGTCTTTAAATGTACCACCTATTAGTGTTCCATCTAACTTTAATGCTCCATTGCCAGAGTGACCTGAGAACGTACAGTTATCAACTACAGCAGAGTTGTGTATTACTTGAGGACACTCAACGAAAGATACACCACTGTATGTCTTTCCATTATCCATTACAAAAGTAGCTTTAATATGCAAAGTACCTGTGTAATCAACCGAATCATTGATACCACTATAGTAGTGACCTTTCTCAGAAGAGATAAGACTATTGGTAGCAAAACCATCAACTGTATCAAGTGTTATACCACCAACTCCACCATCAATGTTCCACAGGAAATTATTTACACCATCAGCTTGAGGAGGGAATGATAGAGCTTGATTAGCCATTCCCATATAAGTATGAGTAGCACCATCTCCAAACTGTAGATTGGTTGCCAATACAAACTGAGAAGCAACAATAGATTGAACTGTCTCAGTCAGGAATGTACCAAAGTTGTCTGAGTCTCCTGAAAGTATTGCATCAATATCTCTCCACTCTACAGGTCTATCTATTCCACCACCAGTTACACTAATTGTTTGCATAGTGTATTGCTCATATGTATACATCAAATCTCTATTTGCAGAAGAGTTTGCTCTACCAATGATTCCATAATACTTAACTATAGTTGGGTCAAATGAACCAGATGTTCTTATCGGAGTATCAACACTGTTAAGGTCTATTAATGATAGCTCAGGTGTAACTGTTTGTCCACCTCTAGCCCATAGTCTCCATAGCTTCCAATTGTCATTAGAGTCTATCACTAGAAACAAAGTCTCTTTTACGTTTGAAGAACTTCTTGCTCTACTCATTATGCCTAGTATATCGCCTGAGAAGTCTACAGGAGTAGCGAATGAACGACAGTTACCAACTGTGTTAACATTCCAATAATATACACCTGAACCGGGTCTCGCATAATTGTAATTACCACCAGTACCACTATCGACATAATCATTGACACACATTCCATTATCTACAGTATCTAGTGTGCCTAAAGAAGGAGTTAGAACCACCAATGTTGCATTTAGAAAAGCATTTGCATCTGTGTAGTAACTATACCAATAACCTTCATTGTAAGCAAACATACTTGCATGTTTTGCAGGAAAGTATTTACCGTCGGGAAGATTAGCAGAAGCAGCTCCAGTTATGTCAGTCAGCCTACCAGCAGTAAGAACAACATCATTTCCATAAGAACCAAGTCTCATAAAGCCAGTTACATCACCGTAGTATGTAGCAGAAGTTGCATGAACCAAACAATGAGCAGTAGTAAGGTCTGCATCAACTGCTTCATTGTTTACAAAAGCAGAACCACTATACCCCTCAACTGTCATGTATCCAGCAGTTCCAGTATACTTATCAACGCTATGAAAAGTTCCTGTTTCACCTGATGCAAATGTTATAGCATCGCCTTGAACAAAATCAACACCACTAAAATTATCAACACGCACCCTCCATGTATTAGCAGGAGCTACATAGAACGGTACAGCCGAATTGGTTTCAAATGGAAGCCCAGTGGATAGGTCTACACCACTAGCTTTAACAGCAGCTTCCCATCCTGAATCATTGTGAGTAACTGCTGGGAAATCAACCAATGTTTTCTTTGGATTAATATCCAATGGTTGTAGCTCATCACCTGCTGGGTCATCTTTAACTATGAATCCACTAGCACATGTTTGGTCACTAGGCACACTGTCAAAGAAGTTTGCTACAGCACCAGTATTTACAATTCTCTGATAGAAGATAGAATCACTTGTACCGTATGTACCATACAGCTTCAGCGCATTAGATGGAGTAGTCCCTTGTGATATTGCATCAGCATCAGAACCACTTAAGTATATAGCTAATTGGTTATCTGCTGTAGCTGTCATAGCAGGATATTCTACGAATGTATTTGAGCCACCAGTAAATGATGTAGCTTGTCCATCTACAATAGGACTAGCTGGGTCAACTCCTCTGATAGCAAGTGTATACATGTAAACATATAGACCTACTGTAGATGACCATGTAGAACACTGTTCGTTATCTGCTATTGCAAACTTGTAATACACTCTAGTCTCAAGATATGCATTTAATGGGTCAGTTCCAGAAACTTCAATCCATCCAGCATCATCTATTGTTACAATATCGTCATCATTTGCGTTCCATGCCATCACTAGCATGTCACCAGTCTTGACACCAGTCAGAGGTTGCTCCGCAAACCCTGTTCCGATAGTATCAGCGTTAAGATTGTATGAAAATTTATGGTCTGCTATAAAAGCCATTTGTTAGTCTTTCTTCCACTCATATATTAAATCTAAGAAGTCAATCTCAAATGTATTATTAGCATTTTCTTTTCTGACTTCAACCTGTAGCGTCATCCCAGTTTCAACTGTTTGCACAAATGGAAATGCATAATATTTTGATATCTTATCAGTGTTATCTTTCGGTTCTCTTCTGAACTCATTCCATATAGGAGAGTCACCAGTAGGTGCTAGGCTAAACCTAAAGTAAGCAGAGCTATTTGTTGAGTTCAGTGAATACGTCATAGACAGCTTTACTTCATATGTTGCAGCAGGTAGTACGGTTGTGTTCAGTGTACCTACTGTCTCATATACATCATTTGTAACAGTATGGTTAACTACTTTAGTGAACTCATATGCTGGACTAAATGGAACCCATTTTACGCCATCAAACTTCTGAACATTTCCTGCTACAGGTGGAACTGTAGTCATATCTGTATCACTAAGATTTGCAATTGCTACAGAGTGGGGATTATTAGTATTACTTGCATGAGCAGTATTCAATGCTATAGCATCAGTATTGTCTGAGATGTCAGATGTATTAGTAGCTATATTGTTTGCATTGGTTTGTATGTTCACAGCATTGGTGCTTATGTCTGAAGTATTGGTAGCTATCTCAGGTATATCAGAAGCAATGATTACTACATCACCAGTTCTTCCTTGAACAGAACCAACTGTACTGAGGTTTGGAAGTAATGCCCAATCATTTGAAGTAGGGTCATCTATTTCTGCTACATACTCACCATTGAGGTTTGTATCACCCTCTGATGTTACAATAGCTCTATCGCCTTGTATGATGCCTACAAGTGCATTTCTTTCTGCAATAGTTTCTACAACATAAGTGTCAACATTTTGAGTAGCTGGTAAATATATAGGGTCTATCTTCGTTTGAAAATCCAATGGTGCATACCCACCAACTGCTCCACTGTCTGATAATGGTACATATAGGTTAGCTGCTGTGTTTAACTCTTGACGAACCAACAGAGGATTCATTATCAATGTAGTTGATGTAGCTTCTGAAGCATCTTGAGATGTTGCAAAGTCCAAGTTTAAAGATGGTACTTTTCCATTAGTCAACTTCATTATCCCATTATTCCCACCTACTTCACTATTGTCTATCTTTAGTGCAGTCTGTGAATCAGTATATGTTCTTTCATCAACTAGCTTTTGGTCTATCTCTGGCTTTCTATATGTAAGAGAGTCAAAATCTATTTCTGTTGGTTCTGCCATATCGTTTCCTTTTTAATATTGTATCTAATATGTCCACTTATTTGTAATAGTTCCAAACTACTTCCAGTGGCTTTGTGGTATCTACATCTGCATGTATTGAACCATTATTTATTCCAATTCTAGTGAAACCTGCCTCATATAATGCAAATAAAATTTTATAACATTGGTGTGAAGTTCTATATTCAATATCTACAGCAGTACATTCTATTGTTTCAGTAGCAATATGCGAAGATGATTCTGAGCCTCCGACTGACTTATTGTGTTTTACACAACGACAAGCTGAACCACTTCTTCTATCTATAACGAAAGACACTCCAGCTATTGCTCTTGCAGCATCAAGTTTATCTTTTAGTTCTCTACTAACATTATTGGTTCCACATCCACATTGACATGAAAACTCTTTCTCAGAGAAGTACATCATTTGACTTCACCATTAACAGCCTTGAGTACATCATTCTTTATATAGTACATCTGTCTATTTCCTTTCTCTACATCTTTAGCAACCCTAGATATATCTTTAGTTAAAGACTCTAAATCTCTTGTTATCAACATATTTTCTGTCTCTCGATTGTGTATAGATACAACTATCCATATGAACAACAGCAGAATAGATGGTAATACTATTTTAACTATCAACCCTATTAAGTCAACCTTAGAGGTTAGAGATATCATATCCTCAACCATTGGTTTAACATCATCTTTGATGTAACCCTCAACGGAAACAATTCTTGACTCCTGTAATACCTGAGTTAGCTTAATCTCTTTTACTTCCTCTCTAATCTGCTCCATGTTTGGTTCCACCCTCTTCTCCTAAATAGTTCCTATTTATTAAGTCGCTTATACATTCTCTAAATCTCTGAGGAATCTCTTCTTCTTTAGATAGAGCAGTTAGTCTTGTGAACTCATACGTTATATCTCTACCAACACCAACTGTTCCTATAATTGTACCCATAGCATCTCTCATGACATCTTTATGAACTTCAAGAACCAGTAGTTGCCCATTAACCATGAATGTTTCTACAAACTTCATTGGTCGTTCTTTACTCAGGACTATAGTATCACTATCAGCACAGATTGGACCAGCAGTATGGTTCTCTGCTCCAATGCTCTTCCTTCGTTCATCAGACAGTTCCATATCTGTTTTACCAACTGTGTTAGTTAAGCTCTTGGAGAATAGTAACCCACTAATTATCTTACTGTTAGCCCACATGTATCTACCATCTATATCTTTAGCCCATATCATGTCAGCACTTGATACACCAATAGAACCAAGTAGTGTCTCTAGCTTTGCCTTCTCAGAGTATATCCTAAGTAGGTTTACTTCACATTCTTCTAGTGTTTCCATATTATCTCTTCTTCATCATAGGGTGTCTTATATGAGCTTTCTCATCATATATATCTTGCAGCACTACATGTACACCTGTCATCTTGTACTCTATAAGAGTTGAGTGTTTCTGTAGCTCAACCATTGAGTATGACATCCATACCATCCATCCTGTAAGCAGTGTAGCTACAATCTTCTTTACAGCATCATTCATTATTTCTTTATGAAGCTACTCATAACTCCACCTGTAAAATATAAACTCATTACAGCCATGAAAGACCATCCAAGCATACCTACTATTTCTAATGAGTTTATTTGCATAGCAGTCTCTAATAGAAATGGATACCATGCTCCAACTATAACTAGCAATACTTCTACTATCAAAACAAAACCAAATAGCTTAGATACTGAAAATGCTAATCCTCTCTGAATTAATTTGAATGGTCTGAAGTCATTAAGTAATTCCTTCTTCATCTCAGCTTTCTCTTGGTCAGTATAGAACGCTTCATCTATCTTGTTCATGCCTTCATTAATGGTTCCATTAGTACCAAATAGTCCATCCATCAATCCCATTATGTCTCCTTAGACTTTTCGCCATTTGGTTGAAGATATTGAGCCTTTAGTTAAGACACCATCTGCATCATCACACACAAACTTCTCATCTCTATCTACAGCATAGAACTTAGCTGCATTGAAATCAACATATTCTCTTATAGGCAATTGTATAGATACACCATTCTCAGCATTTGTTGTAACGTAAAATACAGTAGTTACCTCACCTGAATAGTCTATATCTGAAAGCTTAATAGCAAAGTGAGTATCTGTAGTGGCTCCTATATACTCTTTACCTGAACCTTTTTGCTTACTAACAACAAACTCATACTCACCATCATACTCCCATGACAACAACACATGACTATCTTGAACTAAGATAGCTTTCAATTCCGTTACTGGTTCATATCCACTTGGGTTACTCATTTTAAATCCTTTAGTTTTGTTAAATCAGAGCAATCTGTGTCACAATGACACTCAAACTCAACTACAGCTTTACACTGTGATATCTCATTGGTTCCTGATATGGCACTACAGCCTTGCAACAATAGAACCAATAATAGTTTACTCATATTCATCTCTATCTATAGACTCAACACAATGTCTCTTAGAGCCTCTGTCTATCCAAGATAATGCTTTACATAGCATAACCTCTGCCTTAGTAGCTCTGCCCTCTTCTATGCGTTTACCCATACGACCACTAAGTGTTTCATCTGGATTACCGCCTAGAACAGTATTAACTGTTTGGTCTAAGCTAATAAGCAAGTTCCAAAAGTATTTACCAAACATCTGACTGCTCCTGACCAGCTAGTGTTAGTGCTTCCATTAATTGTTCAACTGATACCTGTTCTACTTCATTATCAGCCATCTTCCAATCAATCAATGGATTAGCAAGGATAGCATCATATACAGGTTGAAGAGCAGGATTTGCCATAACCATTGCTTTGATAAACTCAAATACCATAGCTATACCAACTCTTGACATTCTAGTTTGACTAACCTCATCACCATCCCATGTACCCACAGGAGTAGTCACAGTGATGCTATTCACTGTAATTGCTCTAGTTCCTTTTGCACTGCTATGTTCTTCTAATGCCTCTTCATAGTGAGTAGTAACCTTTAACATACCATTGCTAGTCGTATGACCTTTACCTATTAGCTTCATGTAGTCTCCTTATTCAAATAGTGCTGCATTAACAGCTTTAATCTTATTACCAATTGCCTTCGCAGTAACTCTAGTGTTTAGTGTAACTGAACCAGTTGCATCTACTACAGGATTATGTGTTCTATTGACTCTAAGGTTACCTAAAGTTCTTAAATCTTTCTTCTCATCAGAAGTTAGCAGTCTGTTGAATACTTGGGCTTGGTCCACTTCCAATGGAATACCAGGTGTCACATTAGAGGCACCTGCACCAATTCTAGTACCATCAAATATGGGAAATGCCCCACTGTTTACCCACGTAGCCGCCACAACTACCCCGTCTAGTTCAACGGAAGTTGTGGAGGCAGCACCATCTCTTTCAACTAGTATGTGATGCCATGCATCGTCATTGGTAATAGTTGCCCCATCTGCTTCAAGGTACCCTGCCTCTAAACCGACCCAGATTTTAGATGTAAAAGAACCACCTATTGCAAAAGAACACACAGCATTATCAGAAATACTACCCCATGCAAATATACCATTATTATTAACCACTGTAGTTCCGGCGTATTTAAGCCAAAATGATGCCGTAGACGTGCCACAAGGTATGACAGCATCATTAGAGTTTAGATACACACTTTGCCCTATACCACTGACTGCCCTGTCAAATTTACCTATCGAGTATGTTTCGGTACCACCTGATGCTTGTACAGTTGATGTACCTAAATTTTCTGTCAGGTTGCCCTCAAACTCACAACTAAACTTTAATGAACCATCACCAAATGGGTCTATGTTGTTTGGGGCAAATATCGTATTGGTATCAACCAATCTTGTAGCTTCTTGATAACCTGTTCCATCATCCATCTTGTACTCAACTTTGTTATCTACTGCAAACACTCTTGATGGTACTTCTGATATAGTTGGGTCTAGTGTGTATGTGTAGTATAGTTCTTTTCCGATAAAAGAATCTTCGTTGCTTGTTAAAGTTTTGTTAAAAAATCTTAACTGGTCTACAGAAATAGAGCCATGTCTATTTGTATAGTTGTCTGCTTGTCTAGCTATAAACATATTTGAATGTCCTGATGTCATACCTGAATAAGTAGCTGAAGCCATTAGAGTTCCATCTGCATATAATCTAGCCTCTGTCTCATCGTATTCAAACCGTAAAAAATATGTATTTCCAACTGTTATTAAAGAGGATACATCTTGAGCTGAACCTGTTTGAGAACCTCCATTTCCTACTATTACAAACAATCCTGCTGTTGTGTGAAATCCAAAAGTAAATCCTCTAGTATAACTATTGGCATTATTGTTTGAGCTAACACAGGCATTACCACCAGCGTCGGCTTCCCATGTAAAATAACCTGAGATAGCAAATGAACCACTTGGCGATGATATACCCGTATCTACTGCTGTAGTACTTCCGTCTAGTAGTTCAATCTTTTGTCCAAAAGTACCACTACTATATGTTGGTGTACCTATGGTAGATGCTGTAGTTGTATTGTCTATAGAGGAAGCATCACCATCAAAATTGAAGGCATGTAGACAACTACCGTCACCTAGTACATCTAGTAGTGCTACAGTATTAGTCTCTATTGTCCCACTGATATTATCATAAG